TCAAGACCCTTCAGCGCCGCTCTGGTCACGAAAGCCCATCATCTGCGAAACCATCCCCGCCATGCTCTTGGTGTCCTCGGGAATCCAACGACCGTAGTGCTTCTTCACCATACCGGTGTCGGTGTGCCCAAGCTGCCTGGCGACCCACTCAATCGGCACGTAACTTGATAGAGCCTGGCTGGCGAAAGTGTGGCGGCATTGGTTAGGCCCGCGGTGCCGGACCTTCGCTCGCTTCAGTATGCCGGTGAACCAGCGATTAACGCTGGCCGGGTTCCAGGGCATTCCGCTGGATCCGTTGCGGAACACAAAGCGGATTGCCTCCTTCTTGCGCTTCACGTTGTCGCGCTGAACAATCTCAACGGGAACCGGCGGCAGCAGGTAGGTTGCCTCGCGCTGCCGCTTCAGGTGCTCGACGGCTGGATCAATGAGGTCGATTTTCCGGACCCGGCTTTTCTCCTTGGGCACCTTGTATATCGATTCCACTCGGGCGCGCTTGACCATAGCTGTGCCGGCGTCCAGATCGATGTCATCCCAGCCCAACCCGATCAGCTCAGACAGACTCAGGCCAGACCAGCACCAGAACATGATCATGTTGATGTCGTGCACTCGGGTGGTCGATACCGCGGCGATTCGGGCAATCTCTTCACGGCTGAACGGATCCGCTGAGTCGTCGCTATCGTCCTGCTCGATGTTTTTGATGCGGTCCATCGGGTTGCTGGTGATTATCCCGTCACTAAAAGCATTGCCCCACACTCCGCGAACCACCGTGAACACGTCGTTGACGGTTTTTGGTGCAAGGGTCTTGAGCAGACCGGCCTGGAACAGCTCAAGGTCGCTCATGCTGACGTCGACAATGCGGCGCCGGCCGAACTTATCAATGACGTGCTTGGCCTTGTGGCCATAGTTTCGGCTGGTGCTGGCGGCCTTCTTGGCTTTCATCACCTCCAGCCAGCGGGTTACCCCCTCGCTCACCGTGCGATTTACTTGCTTGCCACCGCGACCGGAGAAAATCAACGCGCGGGGCGATTCAGGGAAGTGCGCTGCGTAGTCAAAGCGCCCCTCCTTTATCTCTGCCAGGATCGTGCGCCGCTTGTTATCGGCATAGGCGATGCTTGCCTTGTTTATTTTGACGATGCCGGGGAGTGGCTCGCGGCAACGCTGGCCGTTCAGCATGAAGCTGACCCGCAGCTGCTTGCCGTTTATTTCCACGCCACGCGGCATTTTCTCTGTCACACCGAACCTCCCAGCCAGCTTTGAATGGCATCACGGTTGTAGACGATACGGTTGGCAGGATCTTTTCGCCAGTGCTTCCCCTCCAGCCACTTGCCATCTGCTCGGTACTTCTTGGCAGCGTCAGGGGTAATGCCAAAAACAGGCACCAGCAGCTCAACGCGGAACCAGAGCGCCGGGGTGATGTGGTACTCGATCTTTTCTGCTGCACTCATCTGTCATGCCTCCCGGCTCAGTAGTTTTGCGCATCGCAATGTGGGCAGGTTCCGTAAAATTCGTGTTGCCGAAGAAAGCGCCCGCAAGGCTCGCAACGGTAGCTTGGCTTTGCTGGTGGCCTTGGCTTTATCAGCTTGATCCCGGTACCGCGCAGCGCCTCTTTGGTGTCAACGTCCTGGCGGTGCACTATTCGTCGCGTTATCGAGTCGATGAAGGTGACAGGCCAGAACTTGAACTGGTCGTTGATCCCGAAGGTTTCTTGTGCGAGTTGCAGCGGCAGGGCCTTGGCTTTGTCGAGGTTGACAGAACGGCCGTCAGCGCCGAGCCAATACACATCATTGCCGTTCCAGTCTCCTGGCTGCTGGACGTAAACCATCGAACCCGGCGCAATGCCTTCAGCCTCTTCTGGCTTCATCAGCTGGCAATCAACCGCCCTGAAGGAGCGCTGTTCGATATAGCTCGCCGGCAGGGGGATGTCGCTTTCGCGCGACTGGTGCATCCTCATAGCCGCATCCTTGGTGTACTGCTGGCAACGCTCCAATCCGGAGTAATAGCCAGAGCCGCCAAGGCCCCAAAATGAAAGGCAATCGCCGGTATAGCTTCGGCTGTCTTGCAGGTAATAGAGTTCGGACATGTCTACGCCTCCCGGCTCAGTTCGTTCTGCGCTTGTTCCCAGGCAACTGTTACTTCATGCAGCAGGCCCGGTGCACCGCCGTGGTCAGGGTGCGCTGTCTTGCGGGCTCGCATGTAGGCCTGTTTGGCGTCGCTGTAGCTGTCGCCGTAGTAATCCAGCACGTCACGCCATGAGCGACCGACCACCTGGTCAGGTGCGGGCAGGGCATCAAAGCCGGTGAAGGCCGCCTCGAACATCTGGCTGCCGTGGCGCTCGATGGTGCGCAGCGACTGGATCGTGGCCGCAATGGCTGCAATGTTGTCCTCGATGCGCAGGTACATATCGCAAGGAACGCAGCGCTGCTTGCCGTCCAAGGTGAAATAGACCGCGGCGCCCGGGTCTGCCGGTGTGCGCTGGCCGGACCGTGGCAGGCCGTCATTGCGCAGCAGTAGGTCGGTGCTGATGATCACTTCCTTGGGGTCGCATCGCCAGCTGTGGCCAGTTCGGGTGAACTTGCCCAGCTCTTCGATTACTCGGCCGCAAGCCTGGTGCAGCGTGAGCGCCTTATTGCCCCAGCTGCCGTGATTCTTGGTGCCGAATCGGCCGTGCTGGCGTTTGCTCTCTGGCGTGCGCGGGAACCAGGCAGGCCAGCAGAGCGGTGATCGTGTTGGTTCGGACATTGCTATGCCTCCCGGCGTGTAGGGTGGTGTGTGCACATTTGCAGTGGTTTAATGATGAAATTAGTTCGCGGAGGTTTTGAAAAAATGGAATACGCTCTAGAGGCAGCAGCTATTCTCATCTCTCTGCTCAGTCTTTTTCTTGCGTGGAGAGCATGGAACCTCGCCAAGGGGGAGACGCTCTTTCAGTTGCGGCTTACTCTGATGAACAGAGCTGAGCAAGCCAGGAGCGCCTGGCACGGACTGCATGACGACAACAAGGACCACCTTAATGGCGTCCGTCGATCTCCAGATATCGACCCTGTTCGAAAACAAGAGCTCTTAACCTGGCTGGAGCAGCATGGCGAGTTTATTGCCAACAGCCTTAAAGACGCATGTGCATACGCCGACGCCACAAAGGAAAAGGTTGGCGGATACAATGCAGCAAAGTGTCGGGAGGGCTTGCTGCTGTTAGAGCCTGAATTAGAAAAGCTGAATCGGCTTCGAGGTCAAATGAGAGTTAAGTGCTCTAGTCTGTTTCAGCCCGAGTCTTAAAGCCCGCAATATTATGCGCCGCCTACAAATACTCCAGGCACCACGTTGGATGAAACGGCATCGTGTGCTTGTGGCCGTCCAGTTGGATTTTTAGGCGGCAATCCTTAGCGCTGCGGATCGTTCCGAGTTCGCGCTTGCCGCTGCCGGTGTAGGCCACACGGCCACCGCGCTTAGCCGGGACGCCGTACCACTTCCGGGTTCGCTCCATGTTTCCGGCCATCACTCACCTTCCTTGCCCTGCTGGGCTAGGGCTGCGTCGATAGCCTCGCGGCAAGAGGATTTGCCAAGCGCGTCCGAGTCATGCAGGTCAATATCGCCCACATATCCGTTGTCTTGGCGCCCAGTCATAAGCCGCGTTACGTTCGGGCTGAGCACCAGCCTCCACTTGTAGGTCGTACCGTAATGGGCGTTTAGGCTTTCATTCATTCGATCCAGGTAGTCGAGTCGAGCCTTATCCTTGAGTAGCCCGTCCCGCTCCCGCACCAGCTCCGCAATCCGCGCCTTGTCTGCTGCGCTGGCGTTCTGCTTATGCTCGACCTCTCGACGCAGTGATGAGTAGTCAGCCTCCAGTGCCTGACCGGCGCTCAGCAGCCGCTTGTTTTCTGTCTCCAGCGCGTCAATGAAGGCTTCGAGGTCGGTGAGGCGGATAAGCGCCAGTTTTCGGTGCCTTTCCGGCTCGGTTACATCGTTGACCAGCAGTAACGAGCTTTTCACCGGGAATGCGTAGCCAATAATCTTCGGCTTGTCAGTCATGGCGTGGCTCCTTTGTGAGGTCGATGCTCGGCATTCTCAAAGCCTTGTTAAGCATGCCCATCATCTGATCTTCGTTGACCTGCAGCAGGGTTTCAGAGCAGTGGTCGCAGCCTATCCAATAGACAGCACTAATCTCGTTTAGCCGGTGCCGGCCGTCTTGGATGCCGCTAGCGCCGACAACGCGCATATCCCACGACAAGCTGGCGCTGCCACATTCCCTGCACTTGCTTGGAATCTGGATGGCCATGCTCAACCCTCCTTGCGCTGGTGGGTAAGCGCCGCTTCTGCTATCTCAAGAATGGCCCGATCCTTCGGAGGGTGCGCGGCGATACGCTTGATCTGCTTCAGAGCAGTAGTCAGACCGTGAACCAGGCACACCGATTCTTCGCGAGCGCGGATAGCCTCGGCTAGTTCTGGCGACTGGGCGGAATCCTCGTCGGTATACGGCTCATCCGGCGCGGCAGGGGCTGCGTTGCAAAAAGGCGTGCCGGTAACACCTGCAATCTGACCACCGGATATTGGTAGTTGATGGGCACTGTCTAGGGCGGCAGGGGCTGGCGAGGGGTGCGGGGCGGTGTATAGGGGCTGGATCGACAAGCTGTCGTCGCCTTCAGCCCACTTAGGGTAACTGTCATACGTTTGCCACCCGTCCCGAGGGTGGCTAACCCGCCAAGCCACAGCCTCCTGCTCCACCCGCTCAGCAGGGGCAGGGGCGGCGAGCGCAGCTTCAAGAATATCTGCGCACTTACCAGCGTATTCGGTGATCGAGAACGAATAACCGCCGTCGCGGCCATGCTCATCCTCAAGCCATATTTCCGCGTCGTCGCTCTGAATTTCTTCTTTGTCGAGAACCGATAGGCCGCGCATAACGATGGCGCACCCCTTCAGTGCATCGCTTACAAACCCCCGCGCCTTCTCAACCTCAAGCGCTGCAATCCGCGCCCGCGCCTCGGCAAGCTGCTGTTCCATGTATTCGGCTTGGGTGTTCATCACGCTGACTCCTTGCTCAAGATGCCGCAGACCAGCGCTGATAGCTCGTCGGACTGCTCGCCAGCGACTACCCGGCGCAGCGCCTCTACAGCCTCGTGCTTGGCTTCGGTTTCGGCTTGGACGTAGCCTTGATATACCTGCTCAACTTCCAGGCCAACCCGCAACGCCTGCTCACTCAGTACGCCGGGGCAGGGGAAGCGTGCGGCTTCGGCTGCTTTGATGTCGTCGATTACTTTGGACATGATGGTGCTCCTGTATCAGTCGTGGCCGCCGCCTTCGCTGTCGTGGCCGATAGGTTCAAACACTTCGCGCTGCGCATCTATCGCTATCTCGCGCAGCTGTCGTGCCATGCTGAAAATGTCCTGATAGGTCATAAGCTCGCCTGGGTCAGGCAGGCCGTTAAGCGCTACCATCGGCCCGGCATCCGTCTGGCTGTGCCGGGCTGTGAGTTGTGGGGTCATGGGATTACCTCAATAAACGATTCAATAAAGACCGTGGCGGCCTCTGCGTTGATTGCGTTGCCGTAGCCTTTCAGCCGGCCGGCGCGGTGGCCTTGGCCTTCTTGTCCGGCGGGGGTATGCCAATCGGTGCAGCCTCGTCCCACACCACCGGCAGGGCTTGCAACCAGCGGGAATGTGCCGGGTTCAACTGGCCGCCACTTGGCATCTCGGCAGAACAGCCAGTCAGAAGTTCGCCAGAAGCCGTTAACCGGGCCGGGTTGTTCGTCACGACCGAGAAGCTCGCCACTCCAAGGTCGTTGTTCCAGCTCTTCCGAAGCGCTTCGTTCTCCGCTCCCTGCAGCGATCGAGCATTGTTGGTGCCGTCGGTCGCTCGGGTTGTGGGCCAGCCCGCAAGCCTCGCCGCGTCTGCCGGGTTCAACCCAGGGTTCATTCCGCGCGCTGCTTTTGCCCCCGGCTCCTCCCCGGCGCCATTGTTCGTCGCGTTCGGCGTCGGCCAGGCAGACAGATTCCAGCCCTTTAACATCGGATCTGACTCCGGGGCCAGAAAGTTCACTACTTCGGTTGTCAACGAAACCTGACTCCCTTTCGTGTCCCCGCGACGCCGCTGATAGCCTAGCCTTGCTTCGTGTGCTACGGGCGTTTGCCACCCAGTACGCACGGTCTCGGATGTGCGGGGCACCGACGCCCGCAGACGGAAACGGCACACACCCGAAGGCGTAGCCCATTGCTTCCACGTCAGTTTGTACAAGGTCGATCCAAGGCTCGACAGCTTTACTTGCAACCTGCTCTCCAAAGGCGACTGCAGGGCGGCACTCTTGGATGAGCCAGGCAAAACTTGGCCAGAGGTGGCGCGGGTCATCAAACCCAGCTTGAGCGCCTGCCGAGCTGAAAGGCTGGCACGGACAACTGCCGGTCCATACAGGAAGGTCATCTGGCCATCCCGCTCGACGTAGGGCGAGTGACCAGACGCCAATGCCTGCGAAGAAATGACACTGTGAGTATCCGGCAAGGTCTGCAGGTGTGACATCTTCAATACTCCTTTCATCGACATCGCCCGGCGCTATGTGACCGGCTTTTATCAGGTTGCGCAGCCACTGGGCGGCATACGGATCGTGCTCGTTGTAATAAGCCGCCATGGGGGATTACCTCGGTTATGCGGTGGCCACCAGAATCACAACGGACACTGATGCGCCTGCAAAGCGGTTGTCATAAGGCCCGTGCCACTCACATTGCATGCTTGGCAGCGGATTTTTGTTCTTGGCGCCTGACGGCAGAATGGCGACCAGTCGGCCGCCTGGTCGAAGCATGGTTGCCGCGCGCTCTAGGTGGGCCTGCCAGCGGCCTTGGTCGAACGGGGGGTTCATGACGATGCGATCAAAGCCTGTGGCGCCATTCCATTTGATGAAGTCCTTGGCCAGCGGCTTCATGCCTTTGGCTTCCAGCACCTTGCAGTGCAGCGGGCTGATTTCAACGCAGCACAGGGAGCGACCACCACTCATTAACTCGGCAATGCTGCCGGTGCCGGCGGATGGCTCAAGGCAGTCGTGGTGGGGCTCGATCGCTGCGAGCTCTACAGCCTGTTCCGCCAGATCGCTGGGCGTTGGGTAGAACTGGTGGCTCTTTTGATCCGGGATGCAGCCGCTGACAACAATCTGGCTGATGACCTCTTGCGGCTCGTAGTCGAATTGCCAGAACCTTGCGTGCGCCTCGGTAGCGCGTACACCGCCAATGGCTTCCAGCACCTTCTCCGCCTCGGCAAGTGAATGCTTTTCGTGATCTCCGTACTCAAACTGCAGGGCCATTGGGATGCGATCGCGTCCGTTGCGGAAGCTGTCGTTCTGCCTGGGTATATTTACCGGGCGCATTCCGGACAGCAGACCAATCACAGAGAAGGGCAGGGGCCGCTCCATCAGCTCAAAATCCTTGATCTTGCGCTGACGCTTTGGCCTGGTGCGGTTCTTCTCGGGTATCGCCGCCGGGTAGATGCTCGCCAGCACGCCATTCAGCCGCCAGGCTATGTCAGGATGAACCTCAAGGTGGGCCGTGCCCACGCCGTTGTAGATCCGCATGCGAAGTGAGCCGCCGTCGATGCTTTGCCATTGGCCATTCGGGTACCGGCAGCGGCTGATCGTGTCACCAGTCACATGGTATTTCGGCTCATCCCGGCCCATGAACTTGGCGATAACGCAGCGCAGATCATTGATGACGCCTGCTGTGTCGTGATCAACCGTGTCGTAATGGGTGATCGCTCGGCCCAGAATCATCCGCTTGTTGAACCCTTCCGGGCAGTTGGTGACGTGCGTTTTGCTCAGCGAGCGAAAGATGCCGTCGATTCGCTCGGCGAAGAACTGCGACCGGCTGTGCAGCAAGTGCGACAGCGTCGATCGCACCGACTCTTCCTCGAACTCTGGCAGGGCTGGCTGCTCTTTTTCACCGGTGCGCGAGTTGGCCTTGGTGCCCAGCGGGTTGCGGATCTGTTCGTTCCATTCTGAGCGCCTGGCCTGCGGCATGTAGTCCAGCACATCGGTCATGTGCAGCGCTTTGTTCCAGTACATGCCGTTCAAGTGTCCGATAGCGCCGCGCAGATCGAACAGGTTGCCGATGTGATGAGGGATTGCGTTGCGGTCGTCGCGCAGGTTGCCGTTGATGAAGTGAGTCAGCGCGCCGGCGTGCTCTTCCTGCTCAACCGCTGCAGCCAGGGCTTCAATGCGCTCGCGCATGCCGCGGTACTCGCCTACCAGGCTATCCACGAGATCGGATGAAACAGGCGCAAAGAACTGCGCCACGTCGTCGACAAGCTCGCCGACATGGGTAACTGCATTCATGGGCATACCTCTGGCCAGCGGCCTGAAGGGGTTATTCTCGGCGCTGACGCTCACAGCCGTTTTCAACACGGATGCGGGTCACGGTGCCGACACTGATACCCAGGGCCTTGGCAATGTCCTTGACGGTCACGCCATTGGCGCTCATTGCCTTTACCTGGGGCGCAAGCGCGTCACGTTCCGCCCGGCGATACTCTGAGTTTTTCTTGACCGCCATTGCGGTATCGCCGCCCGGGTGCTTTTTGCAGTGCTTGTCAGCGATGTGCTTCAGCGTGTTCGTCTCTACCGCTTCAGGGTTCTTTGCTGTTCGCGTCCACGTCTGCCCGGCTGATCCGTCGCGCTTGAAGATCGGTAGGCGCTGAATCTCGCCACCTGCCGCCAAAAACTGCTCAACACTCGCCGATATTTGGGCAGCCTCTGCCGCCCGTGTTGCTGGGATTGTTTGCTGTAGCATTGGGGTTACCTCTTTACTTCACGGCGGCCGTGGCTGTCGGGGTAGGTGATAACGCCTTCCTTCTCCATGCGATCCAGTAGCCACGCTGCACGGTTATATCCTATTGAAAGGTGGCGCTGAACACCGGATATGCTGGCACGCTTGGTCTCTCGCACATGCGCCAATGCTGCGTCATACAGCGGATCGGGATCAAATACAGGCATGGTTGCCATACGGTTTCTCCATACCCCTTAACGGGGAGGGTGGGTTAGGCCTCTGCCTGTTCGCCGCCGTCGATGACCTCAAAGTCGCCATCCAGCGTGTACTCGTTACCCTGAGCAATACCGGCATCAGCCGCTTCATCCAGGACCACGGCGCGCTGTATCTCGACCGAGACCGGCAGGTATTTGAAGAGGCGGCGGATAACGGTCTTCTTCGCCATTTCTTCCCAATGATCCTTCCAGGGGCCGCTATCTTTGGCCTTGCTCTGTTGGCGTACTGCTTCAATCTTGGCGTGACTCATAACCTCGAACTGGACGCCGCCGTCGCGCAGCCGGGCAACCGCATACACATGGGTGATAGCACCACCCTCAAGGTCGTCAGATGGCGTGTGCTCGATGTTCTCGTCCAAGCCATAACGGTATTCAAAGTGGTCGCCATCGCGCACCGTGCGGGCCGATATGCTGATGATTTGACCAGAGCGGCGGGCAAGGTCGATCATGCCGCGATAGCCAATGATCAATTGAGCGTCGGTGCGCACGGTCACCCAGCTACCATTGACCTTCTCACGCTTATCGAACGGCAGGATGTAGGCGTGACCGAGGCTGTTGCCAGGCTCTAGTCCGAGCTGTGCGCACTGGATTACCGCGCCGAGAAAGCTGGTGCGCTCGCACTTCATCAGGGCCGGGTTCTTGCGTACCTCGGTAGTCACGATGCGGGCCATGCGCTCGGCGGTCATGTGCTTCGGCAGGGCCGCGCTGATCTGCGCCTTCATCGCCGGGCTGGCCAGCAGGTGTGAAAGCTCGGCGGCAGGGCTTTTCGGCTTAACCTGCTGCGTTTTTTCCATGTCGGATTGAGTGAAGGGCTGTTTCTCTGCGGTATTGGTCATGATTGCTTCCTTGCCCATCCGGGCAGGCTGAGGGTTTCGATGCCAGGCCATTCGTTGGCGGCCTTGCATTCGTGGAAGGTGGCCATATCGGCCTGATATTCGGCGCGCCCGATCTGCTTTGCTTCGGCGTCCAGGGTGAACAGCCGTACCGGGTAGCGGGCGCATTCGATGCTGGTGCTGACCACGAGGAACACAAACCCGGCTGGAGGCTCGCCGTAGTGCGCGGCATAGCCATCGGAATACATGGCGTCCTGCACGTGGTAGCGGTACTCGTAGACCGATTTGGCAAAGCGCGACATATCCGCCGTGGTCTTCAAGTCCATCACCCAGCCGTGGGCGTTGATGTTCTTGTCGGGCCGGCAGCGGGCCAGCTCGCCGGTTTCCTGCTCGCGCCAGTAAATGCTTGCCTCTGCGTCGCCTTCGGCCTCGATCAGCCAGCGCGCGTGCGGGTGGGCCATGACGCTTTCGCGCATCAGCTGAATCTTGCGGTGCTCTTCATGGGTCAGAACCGTGCGGCCGTTCAGCCCTTCCTCAAACGCCGCCCAAGCCTCTTTTCCAGCCTTGGTGTTACGCGGTGCGTCCTTGGGGCCTACTGCGTATTCAGCGTCAAACCGGTGCGGCTCCAGCAGGATGGCGTGAACGGCATCACCGACATTCAGCGCCGTCTTTTTCTCTTCATCCTCCGGCGCATTGCGCGACCAGGGGAGCAGGGCTGGCGACTTGTGAAGCAGGTCAAGCTGGCTTTTAGACACGCCTTCGCCGCCGTGATAATCCTCATTGCTGAGGTCTCGGTAGTATCCGGGTTGCATTGTCTTGTCCTACAAAGTCGAAGTCATGAGCGGCAAAATCACGAATGCCGCCAGATAGGTGAGTATTTCGGCTGTTTGCCAGAGGATGTAGCGGGTCATTGGGGTGGCTCCGGCAGCGGGCGCCAGTGAGTTACCGGTATCAACTCGTGGTACTCGTCAGTGAAGAACGAATTGTGATGACTGGAAACGCATTGATACTGATGATCACCGTCATCGCACCAGACCAGAACGTCAACGTCTTCATCAGGCAACTGTTCGAGCGCGTTAATCCACCGCTGCGCCTCTTCCAGCTCGCGGATGCGGGCGATTAGGGCCTGCACGTTGGCGGGATTGGCTGCGGCGATGTAGCGAACGTCTCGCTGGTTTCGTATGCCGTCTTCGGCGGCGACCACTTGCTTGCCGCCTACCGAAAGAGTCCAGTCGTCAGCCTGCGCATCAAACCGGTCAACCGGGTTTGTGTGCACTGTAAGCGTCCATTGCCCTGGTGAGGCTAATCGGGCCGCCGCTTCCAGCTCTTCTATCAGCTCATCCGTGGTCGATTTAACGAGTGGGGTGGTCATACCAAGGACTCCTGCAATTCGCGATCTTCAGCGCTGATATACTCGCCGCCTTGCTCTTCAGGAAAGAACAGATCAATTCCCTGTCCGCGATAACGTGCTTTGTAGCACCAGCCAAACCCGCCGCTCACCTCAACGCCTGCGCGGAGAAAGGCTGCAAATAGTCCATCCATATCAATCTCTGGCGCTTGGCGTATCCGGTAAATAAGAATGTCGCAGTCTTTCCGTTCGCCAGGCTTGTAAAGGCAGCCTCCAGTAAGTGCAATATGAGCACCATAATGCGGAGCGATCGACTCAAGGATCACGCAAAGATTTACCGCCTCTTGCTGCGTCCAGTTGCTCACTGATCACCTCCCAGCACCAGGCAGGCCACACACAGCAGCCCGCCAAGCGCGATTGATACGTAGATAGCAGCAACAGCACCAAGGGCTATTGCAGACAGGGGTTTGAGGTATTTCATTTGGCACGCTCGGCTAGCATGGCGTCGGCGTGCATGTAGCGCGCCTGATGTCTGGTTTTGGCTAGGCGTTCAGTGATAGCAACCCCCTGCATACCGCCGCTATGAGGCATGTAAAGCGCTATGTCCTCTTCGCTAGCCCTTACGGCGAAGTAGTCGCGCAGGGTCATGCCCATTTCAGAGCCGACACTCATCCCTGCACACGCTGCCGACTCAATAGAAACCGGAAACGCTGGGCCGCCTGTGTGCTTGCTCATTTCAGCCTCCACTTCATCCGCGCCTGAACACTGGCAGGCAGCAACCGAACAAGCCGTTCAGAGCACAGCGCTGTGTACTCTCGGGTATAGAAATCCTGCTCGCCCTGGCTGATGGCGCCGCAGTCGACCAACTGGCGCAGCTCTTCGCGGCCGGCAGCCATGAAGGCGTTCATCTGATCCCGCTCTGCGCGCTTGATGTGGCAGCGGCGCAGGGCAATGATGTTCATGGCCTGATCGCGATCCAGCTTCACAGGGCGCCAGAACAGCGGGTTGCTGGTGGTTGCTGGGTTATCCATGACGGCGGTGCTCCCAATTGTTAATCAGCATGTTGTCGTTGTGGGCCTTCACGTCAGCGAGGAAGGCGGCTTTGACCAGGGCGTCAATGTCGTCGTGTCGCTTAACCATCGTGTCCGCCAGGTCGCTGAGGCTTTCGCCGTTGTCGCCATCAGGCTTCAGGTTCAGGACGTGCCAATAAAACCCGTCGTCCTCGTCCATATCTGCGCGGTAGGCAATCACCCAGCCGCCATACGTGATTTCGCCCTCGATGCCGGGCGGTGTGCTGGTATCCATATCAATCTCCAGACAAGGGAGTGCCCACAGGCATGGCGTGCATGCTTCTGGACACTGGAAGGGGGAGGGGTGGGTGGTGCTGGTTAATGCATTGGTAAAGGGTTTGGGGTGCGTGGTGGGAATCGAACCCACGATGCCTGCCTTTCGAGCTAGCCGCTGAGCCTCCGCGCTCACACATTTCAGGGCGTCCCCTGCCAAACCCTTTCCAATACATCCCCACAGCAGCCTTTGGCCCTGCCGGGGTGATTGGGCGGGTTACGTCTCCCGCGCGGGCTTACACCGCCGTCTTGCTGTACCACCTCTTAGCTGGTGGCGCTTGTGATGTAGATGGCTGGAGGCGTGTCCAGCTCCGAGCGTTATTGACCATCATTTAACGCCTTGGTATCTCGGCAACGATTGGCGATTGCCCCGCCATTGGGGTGCATCTACATCTGGAAGCGCTCTCCCGGTGCGGTAGACGGTAGATCAGCCTTCCCCATGCATTTCTCCGCGCTCAGAGCACTTCCAGATGCCCTCTCAGTGAAAGGGCGATGGGTTGCATAGATATCACCAGCCAAAATTCTCGGTGACTTCTCTGAACTTTTCATAAATGTCGTCGCCATAATCGTCCCAAGCGGCGTCATCGTCACCGATGGGTGCATCTGGCATAGCCAGCCCCCAAGTCTCAATCACTAACCGCTCAACGTCTTTGCCGTCATGCGATTTCATGCCGCGACTTCCGCCGCTGTCGATATCGCTGTGCCGGTACGGCTCCATCAGCACCGCGAGCATTTCTTTGTCCAGCTTTCCAAGATCGTAGGCGCCGATAACCGTTGATTCGAAAATTGTGTATCCAGCGTTCCAGCCCATTTCCCTTCTCCTTCCGTTATCAACAAGTCAGCGATTATTCGGGTGCAAGGTCGTCGTTATCCTCGAAGTCATCACGAAGAGTAATCAGCGTTTCATCTGCTGCCACAGTGATTACCTCCCGGAACGAGGTGAACGGCTGGCCGGTGGCCGGGTTGTTCTTCGGTGCGCCCATGGCATGCTTGGTTGCGATCTTTACCCATCGCGGCATTGCCTGAAATGAGCGATCCAGGCGGTCAATCAGCTGCGTACGCTGATCAGGTGTTAGCTTTTCCACGTCTCTCTCCTTCAACAAATCCGAAACACACTCACATCAGCATCCCTGCGCGCTCCGCCCTTTACTCGGACAATGCGGTTACGGGTGACTGGCTGGTGATCCGGGGTGGCTTGTACTGCCATCATGCAGATTGCAAGCATGAGCAGCAGCGGGGTGATGATTGCCCGGCGCATGGCCTCTGCGACGAGCTGTGCCCGGCGACTGGCGCCCAGCTTGAACATGGCCGACATCACGCGCTTGTGCACGCTGTCCGGGGCAATGCCGGCCTCTTTGGCCATCTGCTTGTCCGTCTTGCCGGCCGCTACTTCGAGCGTGAACTCCAGCTCGCGAGCGCTTAATCCCATGCCGAGGAAACCTTGCCAGTTCCCTCTGATGATTGGTTCCATTTGGTAGTCCTCAGTTGTTTCCGATGCCGACTCAGTGAATCGGCATGAGAAATCAGCAATCTAAGCGATACGCATTTCACGCATCAGGTGTTCGGCTGCTTGTTCTGGGTTGTAGTGCTGGCCGCGACTAATCTCACGAATAAAGCTCTCCATACGATCCCTCTCAGCTATTACGTCAAACTGCGCTGCCGCTGACCAATCAGGATTTTCAGATAAGAGCCGCTTAACTCTGGCGCCGTCCACTTGGCGCAATACCAGCGTGAAATCTGCTTTCTTCATCAGGGTTTCCTCTCTTGTTTCCACATGCACCCTGTTGCCAAGGTGCATATAGAAATCTGTCTTTGCATAAGCCCGCAGTCGTCACGCCTGCTGATGCTTTGGCCGGCCTCCATTACGAGTTACCAGCTACTCACACACCGAGATTCACCATCCCGGCCTCGCTTGAGTTGCTTATGCCCAGCCCGACGATATGCGCCGGTACTGCCTGCCAATGCCTGGCAGGTGCGCTTGCTATACATCCGCAAGCTGGGTGGTCTGAGTTGTAAAAGATCGCGGGTCGAGCCCTGGGCCGTTTGTTGCTGGCTTGGGAGTAAAATTAGCAAACAGTAATCTCATGCGCAATAGCAAATGCTAAATTATTTTCGATAGGCAATAAAAAACCCGCACAAGGCGGGCTAGGGGAGGGCACAAAAAGCCCGCTCGGGGCGGGCTTGATTGATAGTTCGCGGTTTTTAAATTTGAGCCCTAGGGGCTTCGGCTATCTCGCAAGTAACAGGATATCCTTCCCAAAAGTCAGGAATACGAGATTTTAGGTGCTTCATTTTTGGGGTTATGAACACCCTCAAAGCTGTACCGTTACCTTCTTTTTTGAAAGAAGATATCGATACTGATCCAGCAGTAACACCCAGCAGTGCTAGCAGATGCTGAGCCGCTACCCTTGGTGTTGCTTTGGATTCATACATTGTGTCCTCCAACCAGGCTGACATCGAGCTTCTCTAAAATTGGACCAATGGGAAGGAACAAAGTTTTATCGCCTCCATCAGCCAAGGAATCGGAACCACCGGCAAAGAGTAGGCCAACTGCTGCAGAATCGCCATCCAACGTCACGATCAAAGAGCCAGAGTCGCCAGGCGCAGAGAATGACTCATTGTCCCCATGGACTATCCAAACTTCATCAAAATAGATCATGCCCGAAAACCCATATTCATGGGCTGCATAGTGAATACCTATGGGCATAAGCTCTCTGCCAACAATTTTGCCGGTTGTGTGGCTAGTCGTCCTGCCAACCTTTTGAACCTTCATGCCTTCCAGCGGCGCAACAATTGACAGCGGCGTATCATACAGGCCGCCTTGCATGGATGTAACAAATTCAGGGTTGGTGATTGCGAAAGTTGCTGCGTCGCTGTTTTCCCTAATATCAATATTACCTTGGGTGCCAATACCCATTTTCAGGACGTGTTGATGCAGGCCGATAGTGAAGGGGTGGATGTTATTTGGATTAACATCCATTACGCCCGGCGCCAGAATCGGCAGGCCGGGGGAAGCGTGATTGCACTGCCCGCTGACATGGTTATTTGTCAGGCCAAGCATCTTACCCGTAGCGTCCTTTACCAATGCACCAAGAGTGCCCGCGGAACAGCTGTTACCGGGCGAAATTGACGAGCCGCAGGTGTAGCGTTGAGCTCCATTTGCAAGGTAGGTAGTAAAAGCGGCTCCCTGCGCTTGGGGAGGTTGCTTTCCAATATCGTCGTTCACGCCTTGGGGGTACGCTATTCCGCATCCACCTATCTGTCTCGGAAGGACTTTGTAATCCTTCTGGTAAACCTTCTTTTTTGTGTACAGGAATATTGTTCTTGAAACCGCGTCATACGCTATGGACATTAGGCCTTTTTGACGAATCAGAGCTTCCGCTTCTGTGCTGGCCTTCAAGGGCTCAACTCCGCCCGTGATATTGTTCTCGACAGCTTCTGGTAGCGGTTGCATCAAGCCTTTGCTGACGGCCCACTTCCGGATAGAGCACGCAATCTCGCGCGCCTTAACATCCTTGTCATCTGCCATTATGTAGAACCTTCCTGTTATGTTTTCTTGTTACAACTTCCGCGCACCCAGGCCAGCACGGCGGGTTACGCATAATTCTTCACCAGCCACCCCGCCAAAAGCACCACGGCCACCACGACCAGGCCCTCAACCAGCTGACGCCTGGCCCAGCGCTTTCCGTCGAGCAGGGACCGCCAGAAGTGGGGGCCGAACATTAGCCTTCCCAACCCAGCTGGCGGCATCGGTTCCTGATTCCAGCTATGGAAACAATCTCACCGGTACCGCTCGGGTACATCTCCGCGTCAAGGAGATCCTGATCTGTAATGTATTCAGTTGTTATTTCGTACATGGCATCAAGCAGCGCGTTTAGCTCTGCTTTCTCATTGCCTTTGAATTTGTGGCGATAAGATTTTTCGATTTTATCTATCACTGGGGCGACTTTCTGAATCGCCTCCAGCCGACGGCACATTTCATCGTAATTGCGGATCACCTGATGGCATTCAGGATAGGCTGCCGCCTCTTCTAGTATCGCAATGGCTCGCTTTGCTTGGTTTGATTGGCCTGTAGCTGTCTTCATTTCCGAAAGCTTGGCGCATGCATCTTGCGCTTTGAAAGCTAGTCTTTCGACCTCAGCTCTACGCAGAGCTGATAAATGATCAGCTGCCGCTTGAGCTTGTTGCTTCCGGTAAATCCAGAATAAACCGGCAGCCGCAGCGCCAACGATAACCACCCAAAGAGTGCCTGTATCCATACAGAGTTTACCTTTCCTTGATTGCGTGTCTTATAGCCGCTTCGCATTCCATGCCAGCATTACCCGCCCTAAAACCTCAAACTGCTCAAGGTCTCCGTTCTTAATCTCGTAGGGCTTGTACTTTTCGTTATCCGAAAGCATCAGCAGTACGCCATCAGGGCGGCGCTGCAGGCGCTTGATGTACAACTCGTCCTTCAGGCATAGGACATAGACCGCATCAATCTTGATATCGGTTACGCCGCGATCTACCAGGAGCAAGTCGCCATCGCTGAACGTGCCTTCCATGGAATCGCCATAGCCGGTGATGACGGCCAGGTTGTCGGGTGAGCTGGAGCCGACGTTGCGGCGTAGCCATCCGGTACTGACACGCATGTTGTCGATGACGTCTTCATAGTCGTCAGGCCGCGACAAGCCGCGCCCCATTGAAGCCCCAACATCAAGCCGGGGAATGGTGATCAGATCCTTCCGCTTACTGGAGAAATCAGCACTTATCACGTTGCTCTCCTTTCCTTGGTTGGTATTCCCTTCCGCTCCAAGACCTTCCTGGCTCGGATTTACTAGGGTGCCGTCCGGCAGCCCGATCTTAATTTCCATCTTGCGCGCAGCTTTCTCGCCCATTCCGCGATGCCCGTTCAGGATTTGGGACAGGTACGACGCATCAAGGTCGTGCTGCTCTGCAAAATCCTTAGTTCTCATTTCGCCAATCAGCTTGGCGAGCGTGCGCCGACGAAGCTCTTTCATTTCCATGGCCTGATATTGCCCATCTATTAGCAAACGGTAAATTGCAATTTGCTATTGCAGGCCGCATTAGCAAACGCTAATCTGTGCGCATAACGGAGGAAACCCAATGCGTACAAAACACATCGAGCTGCTCGATTGGCTCAAGTCTGCAACTGACAAATCGGTGGCCGAGACCGGCACGACGCGGGGCCACTTGCGCCAGATCGGTTATGGGAACCGTCCGGCATCGCCTGAGGTGGCGTCACGCCTTGAGCTGGTGACGAGGGGCCAGGTCACGCGCAAACAACTGCGCCCTGACGACTGGTCTGTCATCTGGCCAGAGCTGGCCGCCGCATGACTCCCACACCCCAAAGTATCCGCGAATCGTCAACCGCTCAAAAGTCGGTTGAGGGTGCTGGGTGGCTGTCCAGTGGTTTGATGGGGGGCTGATGAGCGCATTCCAGATCAACGACGAAGAGTGGGCCGCGCTCGTGGAAGAGCCGGGCGACATCTTCCTGGCCTACTGCGCTATCAGGCGTGCGATGGACTACCGCACCGGTATAGCGGGGCGCGTGAAGCGTATCAGCGAGCAGATGCTTTCTGAGGTGCTTTATGTGGCCCCGTTGCGCGGGCGTCATGAGTCTGGATCGCCAACACGTCAGCGGGTGAGGTCGGTGATTGCAAGGCTGGGTTCCCTGGGTGCTCTGGTACAGGTTGGGCCGATGGTGTTTGAGCTTCCACTGGCTACGCGCATTAGTGCGCCCAAAACATCAGCAACCGATGAACAACCAGATCAGCAACCAGATGAACAACCGAACAGCAGCCAAGGCGAACCAAGTAATGGCGGGGCTTTGGAGGATGCACCGGCAGGATCAGCAACCGCATCAGAATCAGGCGAATTGCTGAACAGCAACCTACCTCAGGGTTCAGGATATTCAAAACATAACCCCCCTTTATCCCCCCAAGGGGGGAATCCCCCAAAGCAAGTCCCGGCTGAATCGAAGGCCAAACGGAAAACCCGACTACCCGACCCGTTCAACGTCACTCACCTGATGCGCGAATGGGCAACTGAGCGAGCGCCTGCTGTCGACCTGGTGTTCGAAACCGAGAAGTTCGTGAACTACTGGCGCGGCACCGGCGGCACCAAGGCTGACTGGGTGGCCACCTGGCGCACCTGGATGCTCAAGGCGCAGGAAGACGCAAACCGCCGCCCCCGCAACAAGCAGCAAGCCGCCGACCCCGACAGCACTGATTGGATTCACGGAGCCACTGGAGAACTATGACGATGAAGCACGTTCAGCTGGATGCCGATAAGCCGATGCCAACGCTGCCGGAAAACAGAGCGCCCATCCCGGATGACGAAGCCACTGCCACGGTTGTGAACAAGCTGTTCACGCAAATAAAGTCCTGCAAGCCTGCATGGGCTCATGCCTGGGGCGATGCCAAAGCGGAGGCCAGTGCCAAGCGAACCTGGGTCAAGGCGTTCGCGCAGGCTGGCATATCTCGAATCGAGCAGATTCAGTTTGGCCTTGAAGCCTGTCGGGCAGACCCAAGCGACTTTGTGCCTGGCCCTGGCAAGTTCATCGAGTGGTGCACGCCAGCGGCTGAGCGCCTCGGGCTGCCCGCCGATGAAATGGCCTTCCGTGAGGCGTGCCGCAACAGCCACCCAAGCATGGCAGGGCATGAGCGTTGGACGCATCCGGCGGTTTATCACGCTGCGATCGGTGCTGGTCAGCACAGCCTACGAACCTTGGCTTTCGACATGGCGCGCAAGAAGTTCGAGAACGCATACAGGGTAGTTCGCCAACGCCTGGCCGCCGGTGAGGTTCTGAGCGAGCCGCCGCTGGCTCTGCCGGAAACGATCTATGGCAAGGGCGACCCGAAGAAGGCCAACGCAGCCTTGGCCGCGATGCGCGCCAAGTTGTCAGGGGGTGCGCACCCATGACCAAAGAGCGCCGCACCCAGCTAGACCTACGCCGCACCATCAACGAGTTCATAGCTCGGGGCTGGACGGTAACCGACCGTAACCCGGTGACATTCGAGCGCGGCCGCATGCGCCGCAAAGTGCAGCATGGCTGCGTGGTGGAGGGATGAGCGTGGATAACGAGAAATTGCGGGTAGCGTTTGAGGCTCAAATGCTTGAAATGTATCACCCGGTGATTGGCATCATCGATACCCCTTGGCTCAAACGCGCAGAGGGCGAGGCCGACTATGAAAACGAGTATGTGCAGGGATGCTGGGTTGGTTATCAGGTTTACCGCGCCACACTGGTGAGAGCATTACCCAATCCGCGCTCAGAGGCCTACGTCGATTATTTCCCTGACGTAGATGGAGGGTGCTTCAACGAGGCTAAGTACATCGCTTCCGTAAATGCGGCCCTCAATGCCGCCGGCATCACGGTCAAGGAGGGTGTATGAGCCTATTCCAGTGTTACCAGTGCGGCTGCCGAGAAAACACAGCCACTAGCAATTTTTGGTCACGGATGCCTGCGGGAGGCTGGCGAGGCAAGCCGAGCGAGGCGTGGGCGCTTTGCTCTGCGTGTGACCCTGCTATCGGCGAATGGCACGAGGTATTTCCGCGCGTTTACCTGCCAAAGCATGAGTTCGTAACCGATGAGCGCGGGAATCTTGCGCACGTTGATACCGGGTTACCACCGCGCCCGGACCAGTGCAGTGAGGTGCCCCAATGACCCCCAAATACCCACTAGACGAAGAGAAGGACAGCCCCGGTAACGCCCTCACGGCAGCAGCCTGGATAGCGTTCTTCCTGTTCATTCTGATTATGGGGATGAAGGGATGAAGCACACCAAGTTCACCTTCCGCCTACACGACGGAAAGGGCGGCACAGTGATTTACCCGGAGCCGGTGACATTGGAGCAGGTAACGGCTGATCTGGATGGTCGGTTCGGCGGCAAGCGGTTGAAGGGGGTGAAATGTGGGTGAAGCAGCGCGACAAACCACGAACAAGGACACGTTCAAGGAAGTGATCAACAGTCCGACATCGCTATCGACCTTCATTTCGCGGGTGACGGTTGCGTTCCGAGAACACAAATATCTGCTGGCTACCGTTCGCCCAGGCCAAGACAGGTCAGAGGCGCAGAACCGTCTCTGGCGCCGCATGTACATCCGCATTGCTGAAACCACAGGGCAGGGAACAGACGATGAAGTGTGGGCGTACTGCAAGCTGATGATCGGCGTCCCGATCTTGAGCAAGGACTGTGCGCGCTTCGCCGCGGGCTTTGATCGCTACTTCGGCGACAAGTCGTTTGAAGAGCAACTTTTCCTGATGGGCAAAAACCCGCTGTTCGGGCCAACGGGCTTTCCGGTGACAAGCCTGTTCGGCACCAAGCAAGGATGCCAATACACCGACGGGATATGCGACCACTACGCGCCGCAGGGTGTGTACTTCGATGACATTTTGGAGGCGGCCAAGTGAAACAGACCAAGCTCACCAAAGCCGCCAGAGGCCGCGATTGCACCATCCGCCTACCTGGTTGCCCGAACAACACAGAAACCACCGTGCTTGCCCATTACCGCCTGGCCGGCACCTGCGGAACCAGCATGAAGCCGAACGACCTGCAGGGCGCATGGGCTGACTGCTACTGCCATGACCGGGTAGATGGCCGCGCCAAGTGCGACTTATCCCGCGACGAGCTGCGGCTTTACCACGCGGAGGGCGTTATGCGCACCCAGGACCAGTTGATTCGGGAAGGGAGGGTGACCGCATGATCGAGTTGCCATGGCCGCCGCGCGAACTGAGCCCCAACGCCCGCGTTCATTGGAGGCGCAAGAACAAGATCGCACAGCGCTACAAGGCCGACTGCCACCTGTTGACGATTCACTCAGGATTAAAGGCCCCTGGCGGGCCGCTGGTGCTAGACATTGAGTTCGTACCGCCCAGTCGTCAGCGCCGGGATGATGACAACTGCTTGGCCGCGTTCAAGTCGGGGCGCGATGGAATAGCTGCGGCGCTCGGCATCGACGATTCGCGATTCTCTACCAAGTTCAAGCTGGCAAAAGACCCTGTGAGGGGCGGAATGGTTCGGGTTCGGATATATCCGGAGACAGCATCACAGGAAGTATCCGCATATCAAGGGGGCGCTTGATGGGGATGATCGCAATGTCACAGATAGTTCTGTGTTTTGACAAGCTACCGAGAATGCCAAAGCGCGAGACAACTTGCGCTGCAGCGACCTTGGTCACACTGGATGGCATTACTAAACCAGCGTTTACATGGGCTACTGAGCGCGGCCTTAAATGGCAAACGGTGAAGATGCGCCGGCTACGGGGCGATAACTGGCGCGAAGCCCTGCAGCCGGGGATGAAGCACAACACCTATATGCAGCGCTGGAGTATGCACTAAGCAGACTCGATGCTTAGCGCGTCGAGAGTCGAGCCGACTGCGCGCTCCCGCAATTCAGCCAGCAGGTTCTCAAGCTTGGTAATGGCATCAGGAGAAACGTCGCCGCCCATAATGGCGTTGTTGCCTTCCTCGGCCAGGCTGATAACTAGCAGGGTTTCAGGTTGGTGGTCGCTTGTAGCGTCAGCAGCTAGCGCCATTACCTCTGCTACATGCATGAAATGCTCGTCGGTGATGCTGTCGATGCTCGCCATGGTGGTGCCCCTTCAGTGATTGAAGGTTCCAGTGGATGTGACTGGCTCAAGCTTGCAAGAGAGATTCAGTCACATAGCGTTTCCCACATCATCAGAGGGCGCGGGCGTGGAGAAACAAAATATGAGTCAGCAGGTAGCGAACGACTTGGCGATAGGCGCCGCAAAGGCTGCGCCTGCCCTCGGCGTAATAGCGACCGGGGCCACAGGGGCTATCAATTGGTCTGATGTTGCGTATGGGCTGACAGCCGCCTACATGCTTCTCCAGATAGTTCTGCTGATCCCTAAATACAGAACGATGTTTAAAGAGTGGCGCAAATCATGAATATCGTACAGAAGTCCATTGTTGCGGGGTCGGTTTCAGCTGCGGTCGCACTCGTGGGCTACTTCGAGGGCCGTGAGCTGGTCGGTTACCTGGACCCGGTCGGCATTCCCACCGTGTGCTATGGACACACCCGCACCGCCATAGTTGGCCAGAGCCGCAGTGCCGAAGAGTGCGAGCAGCTGTTGGCCAATGACCTGGGCGAGGCTCTGGCAGCAGTAGATAAGCAGTTGCCGGGCCTGCCGCTACTGACCCGCGCCGCCCTCGGGTCGTTCGTTTACAACGCTGGGCCGGGCAACTTCAGCTCATCCACGTTGCTGCGCAAGGCAAAGGCGGGTGACCTGGCGGGCGCCTGCAACGAGTTGCCACGCTGGGTGTATGCCAAGGGCAAGAAACTGGCAGGGCTGGTTGCTCGGCGTGAAGCGGAGCGTGACCTGTGCTTGCAAGGGCTAGGTCAGTGACAAGGGTGCTGCTGTCGATCATCGCCGGGCTGGCCGTCGCTTGCGGCGCCCTCTGGTGGCAGTACTCGCTGAAGGCCGAGAAGGTTGGCGAGCTGGGCAAAGGATTGGAGCAGAGCCAGGCTCGCGCAGAAAGTTTGACCAGCACTCTGCGCATTCAACGCCAACTGACCACAGAGGTTGGCATGATCGACCAGAACCACACCGAGGGACAGGCAGATGCCCAAGAACAAAACGAGACCCTTCGCACTGACGTTGATGCTGGCACTAAGCGGTTGCGAGTCAGTGCGGTATGTCCAGCAGGAGTGCCCGCCACCGCCGCCACCGCCAGCAGCACTGATGAAGGCACAGCCGAGCTCGCTGCCTCTTCTCGAACAGCTTATTTCGCCCTCCGACGCCAATTGATCGATACCGAACTGGCATTGGCGGGGCTCCAGGATTACGTGAGAGCAGTATGTCTGGCTACGCCAGGCAATCAATAACCGACAAGGGGGCAGACCATGTCGAAACGCAAGACTTACCGGCCGGATGAGATTCGCGCCGGCCACACGCTATTCATCGTTACTCGAGTGAGTGGCACTGCCATGAACTCATACGGGGTGTCGGTTTACCTGGTAGGCAGCAAACGAGAGCCCCAGCCAGAGCCTGGCATGGTTCACCCGTATCGCATGCACCCGCTGATCGCTGGGTATGCTGGGACACAAACAGATTTGTGGCGCACCCGTCGAGCAGCACAAGCTGAGGCAGACCGTCGGCAGGTCATTGAAATCGCTAGAGCGGCGCGGGGGGCATCATGACACTCGACCAGATCGAAGCGATTGCGGCCAAATACCTCAACGCCAGTGTGCCCGAGACATTCGCCCAGCAACGCCTGCTGATCCACGAGGAAGAGGTGAAGATGCTGGGCAGCTATCGTCTGTATGTGTCGAAGCCGCTCAAAGGCGTAGGTGGCAAGCACCCCCGTTGGCCCATCAATATCGTGGCAACACGCCCTGGCGGCAGCGAAGAAACCCTGATGTCGGGCAAGGCCAGCGCTCCATGGAACGTGATGGACGAAATCGTTGCCGAAGGCCTGAAGGTCATGGATGCCCTGATCGAGCAGCAGCGTGGCCTGGTTATTCAGGGGCGTCGGGCTGGAATGAGGGTGGTGTAAACCATGGCTGATGCGACAGACTGGGACGCTATAGAGTGCGAGTATCGAGCCAACCAGCTTTCCAATGTGATGCTGGGGAAAAAGCACGGTGTGTCCGAGGGTGCTATTCGCAAGAAAGCCAAGGCGGAAGGGTGGACGAAAGACCTTACCGCTGCTGTCCGCGCCAAGGTACGAGACGAGTTGGTACGAGGGCAGGTACGAGAGCCCAACACGAAGGACCGTGAAGTCGTCGAACAGGCCGGTGTAACGGGCGCTACAGTGGTACGAACGCACCGAAAAGACATCCGAACGGCTGCTGATCTAGTTAGCCTGCTGATGGGGCAATTGATCGAGGCGGCGCAGGGCAGGGAAGACCTTGAGAACATTATCGAGGAAGAGACCAAAGAGGATGAGAACAACCAGCGGCGCAACAAGCTGTACAAGGCGGTCTCGCTCCCCACGCATGCGGCGACCATCCGAGACCTGACCACGGCGGCCAAGAACCTTGTCACCCTGGAGCGCCAGGCCTACAACCTTGACGAGACGAACGCCGAAGAGACCTATGAAGAGCGGTTGAAGCGGCTGATGGAGGATAAGTGATGAGTGAGCGCGGATCTTTCGTTACCGAATATATTTACTGCGACAAGTGTCTGGAGGCCGCCAAGTCAGTGCTGCTCGGAAGGCAGAGCGGTCTTTGCAGCTCTGTCATTCCCTCTCGGGTTGAGGGCGAGGCACTGCCGATTATCGCGGGCAAGCTGGGCGGAAGCTATCAGGGCGAAGAACTTCACATCATGGAGCAGCTTATCGAGGATCTGCAGTCGATGTTGTGCCATGACATGCGTATATGCGTGCTGGCTGAGAATGGCGAGCAGATATTTACCTTAACGTCGACTTAAGTGTTCGCTTTACGCTTGGAACTGGGTTGAGCTCCGCCGCCCATGAAGAAGTTGCCCTCATGCATGACACCTGAACCGTCCTCAACTGCCCAGCTGATGCCGTGAGCGTTGGCGATCTTGCATAGCTCTTGAAGCTGCAGAGGGTCGGAAGGAAGCGGCACGATGAATGTGCCGGTGTGAATCCCATCCGCTTTGTTCTCACGCATTACATAGTCAAAGTCCGCAAGAGCATTGATTAGCTCGGGATGCCCGCCAATAACTTCCTTGCTCCGCCGGAGCTTCGCGTTCGCCCACCAGATCACCATCTTGTTCTCGAGCGATAGTTCGATGTTTAGCGTGTCATCGGTCGGCTGGGTGGATATCTCAACGCGATACGGGCCGTCACCGAAAACCATATCTTGCCTGCTGATTGTCGTACCCATCTGATCCGGCGTCATCGGCATATTGGAGTAGAGGGCCGCCCCGCTGCTTAGTAGGGAAAAAGTCAGAATCGTGCACTTGGCCATTTCCTTCAGCCAGGCCTGTATCTCGTCTGTGGTATTGAATTCCATTGCGCGCGCTCCCATGTCTGCTCAGATTTATAGCACAGCGCAGCCTTGCACCCCCAATTCAGTCACATAGCGTCATGACCATCAATTCAGCGATGGGCCGCTATGATTCACTGGCATTGCACACCTAACCCTGACGGTACTTGTACGCTCGAAGCCACTTGGCGCCGGGCGACTTTCCGTATGCATGCGCTGCGTAGCCATGATTGCGTTGTCAGTGCCATCGCTCGGGTGAACTGGTACGTGCAGGAGCTGCAGCCGTGAGTGCTGACGCCATGCTGTCCAAGCTGCTCGACGATGACGAGCTGTATTGCCGCGTCAACCTGAAGATCAGGACCAAGGCCGGCAAGATCGTCGCCTTCGAGTGGAACGATACACAGCGCATCCTGCACGCAGCACTGGAAAAGCAGAAGGCCACAAAGGGCTGGGTGCGTGCACTGGTGCTCAAGGGACGCCAACAAGGCTGTTCGACCTACATTGCTGCGCGCTTCTATAAGCGGGTGACAACCACCTTCGGCACGCGCTGCCAAATCATCACGCACATGGATGCCGCCACGCAGAACCTGTTCGGCATGGTGAAGACGTACCACGAGCTGGCTGATTCCACCCTAAAGCCTAAGTCGAAAAGCGATAGCGCCAACAGCCTGAGCTTTGGCGGGCTGCGCAGCGACTACCGGGTGGCCACCGCTGGATCAAAGAATGCCGGTCGGTCTGACACCGTGCAGCTGCTGCACGGATCTGAAGCCGCGTTCTGGCCAAACGCCGAGAAGATCATGGCTGGCCTGGGCCAGACGCTACCGCTTGAGCCTGGCACTGAAGGGATCATGGAGACCACGGCTAATGGCCTGGGCAATATGTTCCATTCCATGTGGACCATGGCCGTCGCGGGCAAGACCGACTACATGCCAGTGTTCATCCCCTGGTTCGTTGAGGCCGGGTACCGCCGTGAGGTGCCAGCCGACTTCGAGCTGAGCGAAGAAGACCGTGAGTACATGGAAGCCTTCGACCTAAGCCTGGAGCAGATGGCTTGGCGGCAGGCCAAGATCGCCTCCGACTTCACCGGCGATGAAGACTGGTTCAATCAGGAATATCCCGCCACGCCTGACATGGCATTTCTCAAGGTCGGCCACAAAGCGCTGATCAATACCCTCAAGGTCCAGAAAGCCCGCAAGCAGAACGCCGCGCACATGCAGCGCATTGGTGCCCACGTCGTCGGTCTCGACCCGGCGCGCGGCGGGGACACCTCGACGTTCATCCACCGCCAGGGCCGCGTTGCCTGGGGCATTGAGCGTATCGACGTGCGCGACACAATGGCCGTTGCAGGTCATGCAGCCCGGATGCTCACCGACGACAAGACGATCCGCATGATGTTTATCGACATCGGCGGCTTGGGTGCTGGCATCTATGACCGGCTTGTAGAGCTCGGCTATGGCGACCGTGTAACCGCTGTGAACTTTGGTGGCCGTGCTAGCGATGACCGCAAGTACTTCAACAAGCGCGCCGAAATGTGGGGCGATATGGGGGAGTGGGTCTGCGACGACATCACTCCCAGCATTCCAGACGACGACCAGCTGCACGGCGACCTGACCTCCGCCAGTCGCGACAAGTACAGCTCGAACGGCCAGCTGAAGCTGATCGAGAAGGAAAAAATCAAGGAGGAGCTAGGCCGCTCACCTGATGACGGTGATGCGCTGGCCCTGACATTTGCCGCACCAGTAGCAGCAGACGACCAACACATCGAGGACTGGCGCGCCAAGCTGCTGCGCAGTCGTCGCCGCAAATCAGCGATGAGTGCCTGATATGACCGATACCCCTAAGCCAGACGAACACCAGATCGCCAAGCGGAACTGGCAGCGATATGAGTACGGGCGCGAGCGTGGTCATCGGGACTACTGCCACCAGGCGCGCGTCAACGAAGGCATGTACCTGGGTGGCGGCCTGCAATGGTCAGAAGAAGACCGTCAGGCCCTGCTTGAGGCGGGCAAGCCGTGCTTCGAGTTCAACCAGATACTGCCCAAGATCAACGCAGCCGTTGGTTACCAGATTGCTAACCGCATGGATATCGCGTTTCAGCCGCGCAATGGAACTGCGACCGATGAAGTGGCAGAGACGCTTTCCAAGGTGGCGATGCAGGTTGCGGACAACTGCGACCTGCACTGGAAAGAGACCGGCGTTTACGCGGATGGTCTGATCCAGCAGCGTGGTTACTTCGAGATTACCGTCAACTATGAAGACTCGCTGCTTGGCGAGATCGCCATTGAGTCGCTGGACCCGCTCGACGTTATCCCGGATCCAGACGCCAAGTCCTACGACCCTGACAAGTGGGCTGATGTCACGATCACCCGCTGGAAGACCCTGGACGAAGTGGAGGACGACTACGGCACCGAGGCGCGGCGCAAGCTGGAGGTCTCGAACGAGGATGATGCCGACTTTGGTGATGATGAAGACGAGGAAGAGCGCAACAAGTTCGGTAACGACGACAGCGGTTATAGCAACCGGCTGAGCGAGATCACCCTGGAAGACGGCGTGAAGCGTGTCCGGATCATCGACCGCCAATACTGGCGCAAGGAAGAAGCCGACTGCATCGTGACGGACACCGGTGACGTTCGCATGATTGAAGGTATGAGCGAAGATCAGATCGCTCAAATTCTGGCGTCAGGTGGTTTCCGCACCAAGCGACGTATTAACCGCGTGCGCTGGACGGTAACTACTCGGGACCACTTATTGCACGACGACTGGAGTCCCTTTAGCCACTTTACGATCATCCCGTATTTCCCATTTTTCCGCCGCGGCGTGACCCGTGGTCTGGTCGATAACGCCATCGGCCCGCAGCAAATGCTAAATAAGTCGCTGAACCAGTTCCTGCACACGGTCAACACGACCAGTAACAGCGGCTGGATCACCTGGGCCAACACGATCAGCAACATGCGGCCGGATGAGATTGAAGATCGCGGCGCAGAAACTGGGTTGCACCTGGAGCTGAAGCAGGACACGCCAACCGACAAGATGCCCCGCAAGATTCAGCCGAACCAAGTGCCGACCGGCCTTGACCGCATCGTCGAGCGTAGCGCCGTGCTGCTGGAGCAGGCTACTGGCGTGAACGACGCCATGCAGGGCAACAGTGGTGCAGAGACATCAGGTATCGCGATCCAGTCCCGTCAGTTTGCCGCCCAGCAGCAGCTATCCGTCCCGCTGGACAACCTGGCCCGCACTCGCCACCTGCTAGCCGGCCGCATGCTTTCAATCATCCAGCGGTTCTATGACGAGCCGCGCATTCTCCGCATCACCAAGGCAGACGAGCGTGGTCGCAAGGTGACCGAAGATATGCCCATCAACTACCCGACCGGCTCAGGCGTGCTGAACAACCTGACCTTGGGCGAGTACGACGTGGTGGTGACCGAGCAGCCCATGCAGGTGACGTTCGAGAACAGCCAATTCGTGCAGGTCATGGAAATGATGGAGAAGGGCGCCCCGATTCCGTGGTCGTTCGTGCTGCGTTACTCCAACTTGGCGCACAAGCAGGAAATGATCGACGCCATGGAGAAGCAGATGCAGGAGAAGCCGGACCCGATGACCGAGGCTCGGGTAATGCTGCTGCAGGCTCAGGCGTTGACCGAACAGGCCAAGCGCATCAAGACCGAGAACGAGGGCGTGAACAAAGCAGTGGAAAGCCAGTACAGCGCTATGCAGTCCGCCAGCGTGGTTGCACAGAACCCGGCCACCGCGCCGCTGGCCGACAGCATGCTCCGGTCTGCCGGCTACCAAGACAAAGACGCCGCGCCCATCGTGCCGACCTACGACGCACCGGCAGCCGCAGCGCCAAATGCCGAGTTCGCACCGACCAACACTGATCCGCTCACGCCCGCCAATCCGGGCGTTGGGCTGAACGAAGGTATCCGCACACCCGAGATAGAGGAAGTCATGCAATGAAAAGCCGAGCCGTAGCCGCGATGAGCGAAGAAAAGGAATGGCGTGCACAGGACGACCTGCGCACGTTGATGGAAGCCAGGAAGATCCAGGGCGATGCCAAGCGCATGGCTGCTGTTCGCACCTTGGCGAAACAGAAGATGGCCGACATGAAGTCGTTGGCCGAGAAGTAATCACAACCGAGGGGGCAGACCCAATGAGCAAGAAAACTCAGGAAATGATCGACGAAGAGCTGGAATCCCTGCTGCTGGACGAGCTGGACATTGAGGAAGAGGAAGAAGAGGAAGAGGACGAAGAGTTCGACGAGGAAGAAGATCGGGGCGATGACGTTGATCCCGACCTGCCGGACGATGACGACGACGAGCAAGACGAAGAGGAAGAGCCTGACGCGGAAGCAGAGCCCGAAGAAGACCTGGACCCTGACGCCCTGGCCGAGCTTGCCGGTGATGACGACAAGCGCTCCAAGTCGGTGCCTCACGCCCGCTTCAATGAAGTGAACGAAAGCCTTAAGCAAGAGCGTGCTGCTCGGCTGAAGCTGGAAGAAGAGCTTGCCCGTGCCAATGGGCGCGTGAAGCCGGATACCGAAAAGCCGACCGAGCCTGAAGCGCCGGCGTTCGACTTCAAGGCCAAGCGCAAGGAAATGCGTGCAGCACTTTACGAGGGCGATGACGATAAGGCTGATGCCCTGCAGGAAGAGATTGACGCGGCCAAGGAGGCCGAGCTTGAGCGCAAAGCCGAAGAGCGCGCTGAAGCGCTGTTCAACAAACGCGAGAAGGAGCGAGCAGATCGTGAAGCGGAAGCCGAGGCACAGCGCGCACAGGATGCTGTCGGCACTGCAGCAGCCAAGGCCTATGAGGCATACCCATTTCTTAATCCAGAGGGCGCAGACCATGACCCTGAAGCGCTGGAAGAGGTGGTGGCCTGGCGCGACTACTACATCAACAAAGGCGTCAGCCCGGACAAGGCGATCGAGCAGGCGGCCGCCAAGATTGGGCCACGCTATGCCGAGCCAGAGGTCGAGAAGATCGACAAGTCGAAGGGCAAGCCCAGTCTTGAGCAGTTAAAGCGCAACGACGAGCGCCGCGAGAAGATCCCGCCGCGTGATGGTGGTACCGGTGAGCGCGCAACCAAGACGGACTTCGCCGCCTTGACGGAAGATGAATACGACAACCTGTCCGAGGCTGACAAAAAGAAAGCGCGCGGCGATTACGTGGGTTGACAGCTGCGTTCAGTCACATCCACTCATTCACGTAAGCCATGAGTTAGGTGGCCTTCGGGCCACCAGTTTTACCCCGCATCTTCTGATGCTCGCTCGCTGAGTCACAGCGTTCCTCGCCGGCAGGGCGTAAATCTGCAGCGTTTCGGACACGCCTCAACGTCCGTTTTCGCTCGGGTGGCGATACATCCCACGCATCGATATCAATTGACGAAAGGAGAACAGCAATGGCTGTTACCAACTTCGCGAAGCTTAACAGCTCGCAAAAAATCGTCTGGTCGCGTGACGTATGGCAAGCCGCCCGCGACGGGATGTTCATCAAGAAATTCCTGGGTAAGGGCGAGTCCGCCATGATCCAGCGCATTACCGAACTCACCAAGACTGAAAAGGGTGAGCAGGTAATCATGCAACTGGTCGCTGACCTCGTTGAGGATGGCGTCATCGGTGATGACCAGCGCGAAGGCAATGAAGAAGAAATGACTGCTTACGAGCAGATCATCAACATTGACCAGATCAGCCACCAGGTCAAATCCAAGGGCAAGATGGCCGAGCAGAAGACGGTTATCAACTTCCGCGAAATGGCCAAGCGCACCTTGTCCTACTGGCTCAGCAACCGCTGCGACCAGCTGGCAATGCTCACTCTGTCGGGCGTGTCCTACGCATTCCAGTGCGATGGTCGTCCGCGTATCGGTTCGCCGTTCCCGAATTTGTCCTTTGCCGCCGACGTGTCTGCCCCCTCGTCCAAGCGTCATCGTTCGTGGAACGGCACCTCTCTGGTGCCTGGCGATACCACCACCATCACCACTGGCTACACCGCCAGCTACAAGATGATTGTGGACGCCGTGGCTTATGCCAAAACCCACTACATCAAGCCTCTGATGGCTGGTGGCAAAGAGTATTACGTGCTGCTGGTGCAGCCGGGCACTCTGGCGCAGCTGAAGAAGGACGCTGACTACCAGCGCGCCGTTGTCGCTGTTGCCACCAAGGATGGACAGAAGTCGCCCTGGTTCACTGGCGGCACCGTGACCATCGACGGCGCCATCATCCACGAGCACCGCCTGGTGTACAGCACTGCTGGTGCTGCTGACGGTAGCAAGTGGGGCGCTGGCGGTCTCATCAACGGCACTCGCACGCTGCTGTGTGGCGCCCAAGCACTCGGCATGGCCGACCTTGGCACCCCTGAGTGGGTCGAGAAGAAATTCGACTACGACAGCAAGCCCGGTATTTCAATCGACAAGATGCTGGGCTTCCTCAAGCCCAAGTTCTACAGCATCTACGACCGTTCGGTTGAAGACTTCGGCGTGCTGGCCATCGACCACTACCTGGGCTTCTAAGTCCAGGTAACACAGGAGATATCCGAATGGCTATTACCAAGAACTACAACCGCCAAGCCCTGGCCGTTGCCATGGTTTCAATCAGCTTGGCTGCCTTCGCCGATGGCGCGGTGCAGCCTGCAATCGAACTGCCCGGCGGCGCCATTGTTGTCGGCGGCAGTGCCTATGTGACGACCCCGTTTGATGCCGAGACCACTGCGACCCTGAAGGTTGGCGACTCGGTTGATGACGACCGCTACACGGCCACTGCGCTGAACATCAAGACTGCCGGCGGCAAGCCGCTGGTGCCCACCGGTTACGAAATGCCCGCCATTGGCGATCTGATCGTGACCTATGCAAGCACCGGCGCTGCCGCCACGGAAGGCGAGCTGATCCTGGTTGTCGAGTACATCGACGTCGGCAAGTCCGACTGGACCCAGGGTTAAACCTGATCGGGCCGGGGTAACTCGGCCCTTTCTTTCTATCGCAATAAAGGGGCTTCACTCATGACCAAGAAACAAGAGATTCGCTTTCTTCCCGCGCCTGGATCGGATGAAGAGGGCACCCATATCGCGCTGACCAGCGGGCATGCATGCCGAGTACATGCAATCAGCCCGGTGGACGGCAAAGCAGGCACTGTCATCCCTGAGAGCTTCCGTCGCCAGGCGATTGCCATTGGCTGCGGCATCGTCGGCGTTGATGAGCCAGCCGCCCAAAAGCCGGCCGAGACGCAGGCCGACCTGATCAAGCGGGCCATTACCCAAGTCATCGACGAGGGCATTCAAGGCAAGCTGGAAGGCGACGGTCGCCCGACTCTGAAAGCAGTTTCGGAGAAGGCCGGCTTCAACGTCACCAAGGCTCAGTTCACCAAGGTTTGGAACAAGTTCGTGGCGGAGCTGGAAGAGGAAGACGAACAGGAGTTTGACCCTGCTGCTGCGGGCGACGACGAGTAATGAAAACGGTACAGGACCTGGTCGATGCTTTCCGCGACGACGAGAAGGATGCTGCAGGTGATGGCAGCTTCTGGTCTGAAGGTCAGCTCGTGCGCTGGGCGAACCAGGCGGTTGATCGCTACTGCGAGATCACACGCAGCGTTTACGACAGCTCCAGTTCCTTTACCACTCTTTCGGTCAATGCCGGTGACAGCGAGTTCTGCCGGCATGACAGCATCATCGACATTGTGTCGGCCTCGATCCTACCGCCGAACAAGCGCGATTTGAATATCGAGGCGCCCGGCCAGACGCCGTTCAGCTGCCTGCCCACCTCGGGCATGACCAAGCTTCTCGTTGTTGACACCAAGACGTTGCGCCTCTATCCGCCGGCCGCCACCGACTGCACCTTGCAGATGCAGGTGATTCGCCGTTCATTGCGCACGCTTGAGATTGAAAGCCGCCTTGACGATGTACCGCGCCATGCTCGCGAAACGCTGCTGCTGTACATGAAGCACCGGGCCTACCGCGTGAACGATGCGGAAATGTTCGATCCCGCCAAGTCTGCCAACTTCCTTGCCGAGTTTGAGGGGGAGTGCCAGACCCATTACGAAACCGCCCAGGCAGCACGACGCCCTGGACGCATAAAGTCTGACTGGTGACAGCATGAATATCATTCGGCGCGACCAGTTTATCGGCAGCAACAATATCGCCAAGGCAGAACGCCTGCCTAAAGGCGCTGTAGTCGAGGCTGTGAACGTGGATTTCACCGTCGGAGGCAAGGCAGAGCTGCGCACCGGGTTTGAGTTGGTGCGAGAACAGGAGGACACCCGGGCAATCTTTGAAATGGGTGCTGATCTGGCGTTGATTGCCGGCGACAAGCTGATTCGCGTGACGCCCCAGGGTGACACAGAGCTGGCTACGCTTGCCCAGGGGCCGGTCGCCGCGGTATGGCATGCAGGAGAGCTTTTCCTTAATACCGTAGCCGACAGCATGCGTATTGGTGCAGAGGTCCGCCCTTGGGCTGTGCCCGCTCCCGCATTCGACATCGTAATTACCACGGGCAGTTTCCCCGCTGGGGTGTATCAGGTCGCCGTGACTGCGGTAGACGGCAGCGTTGAGTCTGGCTGCTTGCCCATGATTGTGACCTTGGGCGAAGGGCAGGCTATCCGCGTAAACGTCGACGACGACCGTGATTGCCGCTTGTACTGCAGCGTGGCAAACGGCTCCACCCTTTACCATCAGGGAGTTGCCTACAGCACCAACCTGCTGCCGCGCCCTGTAGATGATACAGCTCGGCTCGTGACGGCTGGCCTGTATAGCTTGCCGTTCTGCACCTATCTGGTGAGTCATCAAGCATTGATCGTTGGCGCCCATGGCCGGTACCTGTATCACTCGCAGCCCATGTGGCCGCACCTGACGAATCCTGAATCCGATTTTGTTGTCTTCCCGGCGCCTATCACGCTGCTCGCTGCGGTTGAGGGCGGTGTTTTCGTGTGTGCGGACCACACGTATTTCGTCAGCGGCCTTGGGTCTGCGGAGATTGTTCAGCGCACGTTGCTGGAATTTGGGGCCATTGAAGGATCAAGCGTCATGCTGCCCGACGGGTCGGCAGCGTGGTTTACCCAGTATGGCCAGGTGATCGGACGTAAGGACGGCAGCATCGAGCTACTGAACCAAACCACATATTCACCTGATACCGCGGAGCTGGGCGCGGCGGGTTATCTCGAACACAACGGCAACCAGATGGTTGTCACTTCAATGCGCGGCCAAGTTGATGAAAGCCACCTGCGGGCAGGCGACTTCAGCGAACTGGAGGTAATAGACAATGGGTGACTTTCTGGCCGTCAAAGGCTTTTACGTTGATCTGGAAATCGTGAATGCAGATGGCACGATTGCAAGCCGCTCGCGGGAGACCAACAAGATTCCAGACGACTCTCTGGCGTTCTTGATGCAGGCGCCGTTTGGTGATGTATCTGCGGTGAGCACCTTCTACTGCGGCCTATTCCGTGGCAACTACATACCTTCGGGCGCTACAGCTGCAGCGGATATCCCATCGAACATGATTGAGTTCGTCGATTACTCAGAGTCGGTACGCCCAACCTGGCAGCGCGCTTTCGATAATGCGGCCACGATGGATAACGTGCTGAATCGGGCCAGCTACACAGTGACTCAGGATCGCACGCTGTACGGATCCTTCATCGTGTCTGATTCCACCAAGGGCGGAAATACCGGACTGCTCCTGTCCTGCTGCCGCTTTTCCACGGCCAAGCAAGTAAGTGCTGGGCAGACCATCAACCTGCAAACCGGGCTGACTTACGTCCCGACCAGCGCACTCTGAGGGCATGGATATGAGCGTACCTGAGCACCTGAGCGAACAGCTCATCAAGTATTTCTTCACCGACGAGGCATCGGCCACCCGGCCTGCAGCCTGGAAAGTGGCGCTGCACGCCGGCAATCCCGGCGCCGGCGATGACAACGAGGTCACTGAAGGCGCGTATGCCCAAGTGGCTGCTACCTTTGCGTCCAGTGATGCCGGCGACTACTGGGAGGCGGCAAACGAAGCAGATGTGACGTTCCCGGCGGCAGGGGTTGGGGCGAGCTATACCGTAACCCACTTCACTGTTCGCGATAGCGCGACAGACGCCTGCTTGGCCATTGGCCAACTGCCGGTTCCCATTCCTGTTGTCGAAAGCGGCGTTGTGTCCTTTGCTGCTGGCGACCTGAAAGTGCGAGGTAACGTGTAATGGCCTTCAAATTCTCGACAGAGCTGCGCCGTCAGCTGTGCGTCTCTGGCTCGTTGAAAGGTATCCTCGACGGCGGCCTTATTCGGGTTTATTCCGGGCCTGTGCCCAGCGGTCCCGACTCGGCGCTGAGCGGCAACACGCTGCTGTGTGAAGTGTCAGCTTCGGGCGCGAACCTGACTTTCAATGCTGCAGCGCCGGCCGGTCTGTTGACAAAGGCTACAGGCGAAACGTGGTCAGGCGTCAATGCGGCAAACGGCACCCCGTCCTTCTTCCGCTATGTGAAGCCGGCAGATACAGGCGGAGCCTCTACGGGCGAGGTTCGTGTGCAGGGCACAACCGGCGGACCAAGCGATGACATGACGCTGAGCACGCCTACCTTTGTGCTGGGTGCGACGTTTACGCTCGATTACTTTGCGATGTCCCTGCCAGAGGCGACCTGATTATGGGCATGAACCGACTGCAGAAGCAGGCGGTTGTCTCCTATGTGCCCGCCGTGCCCGCGGTGCCTGGGCGCGCGGCCTTCTGCCAAGAAGAGCAGGTTCTTACCGGGTACAGCTCCAGGGTTGTGCCGTTCGGCTCGCAGGTGATCGCGGTATACGGTCCTTATGGCGAGTTCGTTCGCTACGATACGGCGCCGCTGGGCTACCGTAATGAGAACGTACCTGTTTATCGCACCGAGATCCGCTGCTATGAGGAGGTCATCGGGTCGCCGGCTGTGCCATCGGCGGTCAACTACTTCGCCAACAATGGATGGAATGGCGGCGCACATAGTATTTCACCGGTACCGGTGAACAGCTATTTCGATATAAGGCTGCCGGACAACCCGGTCGGTGTCATGGTCGGTTTTTCAGATGGTGGCCTGAGCTATGCCTACAGTAAGGCGTCGCATGCCCTGGTCGCACGACCAGGCGGCATTACGCCAGTAGAGCGGGGAGAGCCCCAGTCCGCACCAGTAGCGGGCGGCGACATAATCCGAATGGTGCGCACCGACACCGGCGTTAAAGCGTTCGTCGACGGGGTGCTCGTGTATGAATCCGCCGTTCCAATCACTGGTACCGCCTTCGTCGATGCCGCGCTGTATGCGCTGAGCGATTACGTGGAGAGCCCGGTTATTGGGGCGTTTCATCAAGCGTCAGGAGTGTGTGACGTCGGCGTTACAGCCACGATGGACGAACGAGCGCGTGGTTCTGCTGTTGTTGGTGCTGAGCTATATGGCGTTGCAAGCATTGATGGCGTTTATCTCACCCGCGGCACTGCGCGTGTTGGTGTTGATCTGGCTGCGTCCGCTTCGACTCTTTACGCCTCGCTAGGTATTGCCACGGTCGGTGCTGCCGGAGTAGGTGAGAGGGTCGGCATGTTTGCCCCTGGTCACGCTGCGGGCAATGCATCGGGTGCTCATGGCCTGCTTGGCGTCCAGGGTTTCGCAAGTCAAAGTTCTACCGCAAGAGCGGTCGGCAGACTGGGTGGGTGGACGCTGGAGGCGAGAGGTGGCGCCGCCGAAGCGACCGCTGCGCAGGCTGCAGGCGTCTTGCCGCTGCCGATTGGAAGTGCGCGGGGTTTGGTTGGCGTTCTTGGTCAGGCTTCAGGCGTCCTTGGTATTGATGGAAAGGCCTCAGAGGGAGAGTTTGCCGGCGCTTCCGGCGTGGCCGGCATTCGCTATCAGATCACATCCTGGGAGGCGTACTTGCCTGCGGACGTGGCGGATGGTCCGGATCTGGCGTATGCGTTCGACTTCGCCCGCATGGACAATGCCGTGCTGTTCGTCAGCATGGAAAGCATTGAGCTGGAAGAAGTCGCCGATATATACCTGCTGATTAGCCTTGAGACCTTGGAGTCTCTGCGCATTGATGAAGGTCTTAGCCTGGCAAGCGTTGTGGAGCTGATGACAAGTGAGCGCATTGCTGCCAGCGATCAGGGGATCAGTGCGCGTCGCGAGGCAATCCAGTACGCGGTGAATGCGATAACGGGGGCGTTGAGCACCTATCAGAACTTCGGATTCAAGCAGTACGCTCGCGCCGGTGGTGACACCTACGCCATCAACGATGGAGCGCTTTATCGGCTATGCGGCCAGGATGACGATGGTGCGGCCCTGAATGCGGTGATCGACTTCGGCGCGTCTGACTACGGCACTGCTCAAGCCAAACGGATGAGCAGCGTCTATGCCGGTATCGCAACGGATGGCGAGGTGTATCTGCGGGTTACCGGCGACGACGGCGAAGAGCAGGTATATCGCGCGACAGGCGGAGCAATGGAGCAACGAGTCCGCACGGCCAAGGGTATTGCCGCCCGTCATTGGCGTGTGCGCCTGGAACTGGTTGATGCGAGCTATGCAGACCTCGATAACATCGAGATCGAGATTGGCGTATCCCAGCGCAGGATTCGTCGATGAAACCCTGCAGCAAGCACATCGACTCAACGAGCTCAGCAACATGGCTGAAGCAGGCCGAGCGCATGGCGCGGTCTCTGCGGGGTCGATTCCAGTCAAACACGCAATGGCTTGATGGATTCAAGGTAACCGGCAGCGTGTGTGGTGGGAACCTACGGGCCAGCGTGATGGATATACCTGGCCGCATTCTGTCATTTGGGGAAAACGTAATCGGTCAGCCGGGCTTGTTCATGGAGTATGAGGGGCCGATAAGGGATCGTTTTGCGCCGGCTGATCCAGTAGGCGTGCTAGCGCTTTCCCAGCAGCAGCAACAAGTTGACGTGGGCTCCATGAGGGCCATAGGCGCGCCGCTCACGGGCACCAGCTTTGTGGCTAGCGCCCGACCCCACGAATATGTCGGCGGCATAGTCCTGCCTTTCATCATGGCAGAGGCGGCTGTACCCAGATCGGGCTTGTACCCGAACTGGTCTGGCATTCCTGCCAGCAATACGCTGTGGCTGGTGTTTCGCTTCACGTTTGCCGGCGCCAAGGCATTACCGGTGCGCAGTGTCAGCATTGACGATGCGACTATTCGCAGCCTGGCCCCCGGCTATGACCTTGTACGCCGCGATATTGACGTGACCAGCGCTCTGACCAGAGGAACATCCCCTTTTCCTGAGTGTTATGTGCACGATGACTCACTTTACGTTGCAGTTGCCGTGCAAAAGCCTGGCGATGGGGACGGCCGGTGCATTGGCGCGCTGCTGATCTTGCGCATCGACTATGACGACACCACGGAATCAGCGGCTGTCGGGTTTTTCCGCCTGGTGGAGCCTGAAGATTTTGGTGAGCCACTGTTTGAACTGGATCCAAACACCAGCGAGAAGGGCGGCGCCAATATTTCAGGTCTTGCCCTTGCAGTTGAGGCAACCGATCCGCCGCGCATCACAGTTACTGGCAGGCTGCGTAACACGCTGCATACCGCGCCTGCCGTGTCGCCAGTGCGGCGTTGGGTTTTGTCAGCCAGGGTGAAGGTGGAGATTGCCGGAGCCGCTGTGAACCTGTCTTACGGTTATGTCGACACGCTGGCGGGCGCTGCTGCTGGCGTACCTGCCGGCGCTATCAGCGACCCGGCAACTGTTTTGATGCGTCATTCAACGCCTGACGTTCTATTGCCGACACCTGATGGACTGCTCGAGCATATCAGTCTGGTTACTGGCGCCCGGGCGAGTGGCAGCGAAACCGACAACGCAGCGGTTGTTTCGTCATCCATTCAGCAGATGGTCACGCTGCACGACGGCGCCGAGGTGGTGCAGACCGCTTCAGGCCTTGGCTGGCGGACGGTATTCGTGCTGGCCGGGCAGAGCTACTACGGCGAGTGGTTAAGCGGCACAACGACGCAGGTAGCGCGGCAGGCTTACCCGGTATCGCAGGATCAGGCTTTGCACCTGTTCTTACCCTTGTCAGACAACAGCCCGCGACCAATCGGCATGCTGTCAGCGGCAGGCTTGTCTATTCCTGCGCCGGCCGCTGCTGAAACCATTGTCCTGCAGGTTGGCGTTTACCAGCGCGAGGTGCGCGACGATCAGGGCGAAGTGGTCACGCCATGGGCTGCATACATAAGCGGGTTTGATGGTGCGCAAGCCTACGGTGCGGTTATGGCTGGCAGCGTATCGACGCCAGAGTTCGTGCCGGCGCCCAGCTTTGGCGCGCAAGGCTCCTTTTACATAGGTAATCCGCTGGCCGGCTATCAGCCAGGATACGGAAGGATGTACGGATGAGATTCATGAATGGGTTTCTGGTCTACGACAACAGCGGTTCATCCGGTAACGTCGGCTACCTCAACCACGATGAAGAAAGCACTTACATCTACGAGGCGCCGAGTAATCTGCTTTACGCGGAAAACTTCTCAAACCCATGGGTGATGGGCTCTCTAGGATCATGGGAGTGGCTCGCGGATGGGAGCATTCAGTTCAAGGACATCATTACAGGTGCATCTTTACTGGTGGGCTCGCTCGCAAGAACGGCCTTTGGCGACAGCCTGTCAGTACTGCCTGACAACTCGTGCGTGGTGTATCGCGCAGCGACACTGGAGGCTTACCGCTTTGTGCGCGGGCAGCCGGTGCAGGCAATCACGCTGCCAGCAATGGGCTTCTCGCTGGTAACGGGCAGCAACAGATCATCCCTTTCTTATGTTGGGTATCGGCTTTCTGATGGGGCCATATCCATTGCCATCAAAAGCTCCAACGTAGTCGGCGGCTTTCGCAACCTTGTCGGCGTGACGGAGTATTTCGCGCCTACTGATGGGGCAACGCCAGCAAAATACACGCACCCTGGCATGGCGGCTGGCGGGGTGGCTGGCTCTCAGACGCGCGACTTTGCGGCCGCGGATACGCGAGACCCTGGTGATGCAGTGATGATGATAGGGGCAATCACCAGCTCAGGTGACAGCGGAGCAGCGTTCAGGAATGACGGAGCTTACGGCGTGTCGCTGTACGGTTTTGATTCCTATGCAACACCAAAAGGCGTGGTCAGGAATGATGCGACCTACACTGCCGACAACGCCAGCGTTCCCGGCTACACCTTGATGTCTTTTTCCAGTGGGGCATCTACGGCGCTAGGCGTGCCAGATGAAATGATGGTGCTGATCGACGATATAGGCTGGTTCAATGCCGTGGGCCGCACGTTCTATGGGCAGTACGCTCCGCCAGAGCCCTATGTGCCAACAGCGTTCTGGACCGACTTTAAACAAGCCACTGAAGTGATAGGCGAGGAATAGCGCATGACTATCGATACCAGCCAAGATTTCCTGCAGGATTTTGCCAACGATGCGCTTTCGCGCGCGCAGGCTCTGTCAAACCGTATAGGCAGCTTCGTGCCAGGCTCTTCGACGGTTAGCTTTAATTACGATCCGGCAAAGCCCAGCATTCAGCCTCCGCCCAACATTGGGGACCTACTGACCGGCGATACCAGCGGCGCATCGATCGCGTTCCTGAATGATGCGACCGAGAAGTGGATGGAAGAATACTTCCCGAACTTCGCCAGCTGCGGCAAGTATCAGCCGGAAGAGTGGGCGTGCGGCATTCTTACTGGTCAGCAGCCGTTCGGCCTGAGCCGTGAGGTATTTGAAGCCGTATGGCATGAAGGGCGTGACCGAGCGCTGCGTCAAGCGAACACCGAGCAGGCGCAGATCCGGGCGGAGTATTCGCGCCGCGGTTTCGCTCTGCCGCCAGGCGCTATGATTGCGGCATCGAATAACGCAGAGATTCGTGCAAGCGAGGCTATTGCGGAGATCAATCGCACACAGACTGTGCGCGATGCCGAGATCAAGCTGGACCTGGTTAAGTTTGCAGCTTCGACCGCCGCGCAGTTGAAAACCGGCATGCTGCAGGTGCTGGCCAATTTCTACAATCAGTGGGTGGGTGTTCTTAATCGTGATACAGATCTAGCCAGAGCAAAGGCGCAGGCGTATTCATCGCTGACAGCCGCGCTCTCCAGCTACTACAGTGTCGAACTGGGCTTTGAAGAGCTGCGCTTGAAGGCTGCCGCCGGCAAGGCTGACGCGCAGGATGCCACCAACAAAACGAAGATGCAGGAAGGCGATGTGCGCGCTGCGCTTAACCAGGCGCTGGCTCGTGCGGCTTCGGCATTTGCTGATGCTTCAAGTGCGGCTGCCAATGCTCAAGGTTCGCTACAGGCAGACCTTTACACAGGACAGATACCGTCTTGATGGTTTAATTCAGTCACATAAGGTCATGGGTGTTATGCATTCTTGCGGAGCACCCTATGGCCAGCCTCACCGAATTTGGAAACATGCAGCAAGCGCGGCGCCGGACGTCCGGCACGCCATTGCGGCTTGATGATATGACTTCAGCCCCTGCTGCCGGGGGGGCAATCGCACCAGTCAAACCTGCAGCCTCTCTTTCTCAGGGTGCGCTACCAAAGCCTACAAACCCTGTAGCGGGCTACCAGCAAAACGTACAGCAGAACCGTCAGGCCCTTGGCGATGTTGCTGGGAAGGTTGGCGACTTCTACAAAGGGGCCGCGACGGGCCTGATGACTGCCGCCTCGGTGGTGCCGAGAACTGCACTCGGGCTGGCGACGGGCGAAACGAAGATTGGCATTGATAGCAACCTGCCTGACTATGGCGCAGGTGAGCGTCAGCGGGCGGCGCAGAAATTTGTCACAAACAACCCCCGGCAGGCGGCGAGCGCCAACGAGTTTGCAGCAGGCGCAGCAGGGCGGGCTGTTGGGCGCATCCAGGAGCGATTAGCAACACCGCTGGATATGGGTGAGGCTGAATTACCTAGCGGAGCGCTCACGCCGCTAGCACAACCTCGTCAACCGGCTGGGCAGCCTGCCGCACCGGCAAGCAATCCTGCTGGTAGCAGCGTGCAACCATCCGCGTTACAAGGTCTGGATGACGTCCTGCCCCGTAAAGCTGATGCGAGCGAATACGGCATGGCAGCGCCTGGCATTGCAGCGCGCCGGGGAGAGGGCGGGGTGATGGAGTTCACTGATTCGCCTGGCGCGCTCGGCGTGGCTTCAGGGCGCAAAACCCAGGCCGGCGGTATCGGTAACGGCGTCGGCGGTCTGTCAGTTGTATCCGGTGGTGGTGAGGCCCGCGCGCGCAATGACTTGTCCGTGGCGTACATGCAGCAGGCTCGACGCGAGCAGGGCAACTCTAATTACCTGAATGTGGTGCGTGACTCCAACGCCAGCGGCGTAAAGGGCATCATCAATCGAGAGAAGAACGAAAGCGCGGCGCAACAATTTGGTGAGCGGCGGGCGCAAGGGTTGGCTCGCATTGATGAAGGCAAAGGCCTGCTGACCGGCCTGCAATCCCAGCTCGACCAGAACGTGCAGGCGCGTATTGCCAATGAGCGCAATAACCGCAGCGCGGGCCGTTTGGATGATCTGAGCAGTGCGTTGGCCAATCCGAATTTGCCGGCAGAGCGGCGGGCGCAGCTGGAGCGGACTATGGGATCGCTTACGGTCTCAGCGAAGGATCGGTACGTGCCGCAAGACACTATTCTCGACTACGACCCAGAAGGTAAGCCTATTGTTGGCCGCACTGCCCTGGATGTTCTGAGCGGTAATCTAGTAGGGCAAGAGGCGCGCCAAGCAGGAACGAACCTGACATCCCAAGGCATGATGCTTGCTGGTACGTACCAAGGTAAAAAGGTGTACCGCGACGCGAATGGTCAGTTGTTCGTGGATGACTGAGGCAATGGTTCGTACTCGCCACTGAACGGAGCTACCCGTTGAGCTGGCGTGTACGGACCATTGAACGGCTTCAATCCCATTCTCGCAGCAACATCCGCCGAAGTATCGTATAAGCGATAGCAAGCTATTCGAGTTTGATAGCCCGCAACGTTACTCCGAGTGTCACTGGCTTTATCGAGGGCACACTCGTCCCCGGAGTCATAGCTGAAGAAGCCGCGCCCGGAGCCTTGCTCTACCGTTTTAAGGCCGCCCGGATGCGCGCGCAAGCACAGACGGATGGCCGAGCGCGCCGCCTGATCATTCTGCACCCCCTCCAACTTATCCAGCAGGCAGGTAGCGTAATTGTCTGCCAGCGCCAGGGGAGACAGCAGGGTAAGGAATAGTAAGGTGGTGGTGCGCTTCACTGGCTGGGTCCGGTTCGTGGCTCTTCGGTTAGGATGCATGTACCTGCTGCCTAGGGCAAGCACGCAAGCGTGTACCGACGCTTCTCGATAAAGCATCGATTGAAATGAAGAGGTTGTGACGTTTCTTTTACCCGGGATACGCATGGGATGGCGAAGTTAGTGGCGCATTGCTATTCTGAGAAAAACTTATAGAAGATTCTTGGGAATCCAGCGCGTAGCGCAACCAACGATAAAACAGGTGCTTAGGCATGAAGAAAACAACGGACCGCCCTAATTGGCGAAAAATTGACAGCAATTTTTACTATCAGCGTTTATCAAATGTATTGACAAAAACAATTAGTAAAGTAAAGTCGCGCAACCTATAAAAAGTATAGATAAATGACGAACCCTTTACCTTTTCCTCTGTCGAAGAAGAAGGCGCTAGAGATACTCAGGGATGTGAGCTCGGACTCTGGAAAGGTGTTTATCACCAAGCACGCCAGTGAGCGAATGCTGGAGCGCTGCATATCCCGACCAGATGTCATGTGCTGCCTGGAAAATGGGCAGATCACAGAGGGTCCGGCTCAAGAAGCGAATGGCAGTTGGCGTTGTACAGTGAACTGGTTTAGAGCCGGTTCACCGCTAACGGTCGTTGCCGTCATAGATTTTGACGACGAAGGGAATTTCGTCTTAGTTGTAACCACCTACTGATTGGAGAAAAGCATGTACCACTACGTTGAATGCGGACTCGACAATGTTCGGCTGCGCAACGGCTTCGTAGTTAAGGAGACTCCGTACGGCGAAGCTGTGGCCATTCATGACGTTGAGGGCTTACATCTTGCTATCGGCGTAATGCTGGCCGAGAAAGCAAGCAAACTGACCGGCGCGGAATTCCGATTTCTTCGCAAAGAACTTGGCTTATCCCAAGATAGCCTGGCACGCATTCTGGGTAACACTGACCAGGCTATTGCCAAATGGGAGAAAGGTGGCAAGATTCCGCTATCCTCCGAGCGTTTTTTACGCGGGCTGTACTTGGAAGCAAAGACCGGTGAAGCCGGCTTGATGGAGGGTATTAAGCGTCTCAATGAGATTGATCACGATTTATATACCCTCAGCTTGCAAGAGGATGAAGGTGGCTGGAAAGAAGCCGAACCTCATGCAGCATGAATTTTTTATCTTGCTATAGCCCGCCCTGCGCGGGCTTTTTTATGCCCGCGTTGCAAGCCCCATCCAGTCACATAGCCTTTGAGGGAATTTCCAATCTCTGGGGTGTGTGATGGCTCTCAAACCTTTCGATGGCGAGCTAGATGAGGCCGCTGAAGCGCCACGGCGCGTGAAGCCGTTTACCGGCGGCCTTGATGACGTCAAGCCGGTGACCACGGAAAAAGGCCTCACTGGCCACCTGCGCGACACAGGCCTATCTCTGCTGAAAGGCGCCATCGCAATACCAGAGGCGGCCGTGGGCCTGGCGAACATTCCCACCTTTGGCGCCGCGGGTAAGTTGGCCGAAAAGGCAGGCTTCAGGCCGGCAGAAGCCAAGGGCATTCTCAGTGACCTGCACACAGACCAGTTCAAAGCCCAGCAGCAGGAGTTCCAAGAGGCCGATGGTGTCATCGACAAAGCGGGGGTAGCACTGAGCAACCCCTCGCTGATCGCGAATGTCGTAACCGAATCGGCCCCCTCCATGCTTGGCGGTGGCGTGGTCGCCCAGGGCATCCGGCGTGCTGCACCCAAGGTTGGCGCCGCACTGGCAGGCGCAGCCGGCGAAGGCACCGTTATGGCCGGCGCCCAGGCCGAGCAGATCAGACAGCAAACGGATGATGGCCTGCTGACCGCGGGGCAGGCTGGCGCTGCTATCGGCACTGGTGCTGCTGGTGCGTTGTTTGGTTTTGCCGGTGGCAGGCTGGCGCAGAAGATGGGTATTGGCGACGTTGATACCATGCTGGCCGGTGGCGTGACACCGCGAGAAGTAGCCGGTGAGCTGGCCGCAATGCCGGCGAAGAGTATCCCGCGCAAGGTGATCGAGGGCGCCATCACCGAAGGTTTGCTGGAGGAGCTACCGCAGTCCGTATCTGAGCAGATCATCCAGAACCTAGCGCTCGACCGCGACTGGTCGGAAGGCATTGAAGATGCTGCTGTGATGGGGACCCTAGCCGGTATGGCGATGGGTGCCGGCGCAAACGTGGTCGGTAGCGTGCAGCCGCAACCTTCGGAGCAAAACCCGGCACCATTCCCAGTTGATCGACCGGACCCTGCAGGTGGGGTGTTATCCCGGGCGGCCGCTCAGTTGCCTGCGCCTGAACCCGTGTTGCGATTGCCACCGCCGGAACCGGTCACTTATGTAGATGGTGCTGGCAATGCACAGAACATTGGCCCAGTACGGAACGTGGACGGCGAGATGCGAGCGGAACCGCAAGGCCGTGTGCCGGCTTCTGCACCAGCAGGATTGTCGGGTGGCCGAGGCATGGACCAACCAACCCCGCGAGGCCGAGAAGCCTTGCCGGTCGAGCCGGCCAGCCCTGAAGCGGCAGTGGTAACCGAGCCGCTAGGCATTCCAGACTTGCGGCCTGAAGCCTTTGTGGTCGATAAGCAGGGCGGTGCCACCACAGCGCGGGTGGCGACACTAGCAGAGCCTGAGCCGATAGAGCCGGAGGATGGTATGACTCGCCAGGCCGTGCCACGCCAGCGCCCTCGGTTCGAGCGGGTGTTGGAGCGTGCTCGCGAGAACGGCGGTATGAATGCAGTGGCGCTGGCCGAGGCTACTGGTGCGACCCGCATACAGGCTGCGCGCGCCTTGCGCCTAGCGGCTCAGGAAAACCAAGCATTGGGCACCTCCTATAAAACGGTACCAGGCGCGAACCGAGCTAAGCGCGCGTTGCCAAACCCTGATGCATATGAGGTGGTGAAGACTGCGAACAGGGAGTGGCGGTTGCAACGTGTGGTCGCCGCTCAGTCGCCGTCCATCGTAGGCGAAGACATTGACGGCGATTGGGCTCGCTTCTCTCCTGAGTCGGGCACGATGAAAGTGCCGCGCTCTGACATGCCTCAGATCAAAGCGGAGCACCGCGGTGCAATGGTGAACTTTCTCAAGGGGAAGGGGATAAGCCATGAGTCGAAGGAGGTGCCGGCAGCGGACCTGAAGCCAACCCAGGCAGAGTTCTCTCGCACAAAGGTGGCCAAGGCACAGAAGTACACTGGTGGAGACCGGTCAATATTGGTATCGAGCGACGGGTACGTATTGGATGGGCACCATCAATGGTTGGCTAAGCTGGAGGCGGGCGAGTCGGTCAATATCATTCAGCTGGGAGCGCCGATTAGCGAACTGTTACCGGCAGTAAAAGAGTTCCCAAGCGCTCAGGCCGAGGCGGGCGAACAGGCGCCTGAGGCCAGATCTCCAGCACAAGCTAAAGCGAGGACCGCTGAAAAAAAGGTACGCCGCCCCAAGATACCAGCTGCTACACCTGTCGCAGCGCCGGCGACGTTTGCAGCAGGCGTGAAACAGGCCCCCGCAATCCTCACCAAGCCCCGCAAAGCCTACCTTGCTGCCATGGCAAAGAAGGCGGGCATCAAGAAAGGGTCGCCTGGCTACGCTGACGCCATGGCAAGGTTACAGCAGGAGTACGATGCCGAGCTGGACGCGGCCTCGGCCAAGCTGCCGTTTGAGCAGTACAACAAGCTCAATTCCGAATCACCCGAGTCGGTGAACCGCCAGGCATGGGAGCAGCTGCAGGCCGAGGTGCCAGCATTCAGCCGCAAAGGCAAGAAGGCCGCAAGCACCTTGCCCAGGAAGAAAGTGCAGGCTACCGTTGACGCATTCCTTAAACGCTATAAAGGCGCCGATGATGTCCGAGTTGAAATCCACGATAGCGCTGAAACCCTCCCCGGATACCGCGCAGATAGAGATTCCGGAGCATCCATCCAAGGTGAATACGACTTCCGAACTGGAACAGTCCATCTTGTGGGAGCAAGCCTTGGTGCACGAAATGGCAAAAGTGCGCGGCAGAATATCGAGGAAACGCTCCGAGAAGAGATCCTGGTTCACAAGGGTCTTGGGCTTCTTTCGCCGGTAGCGCGCCGACAGCTGTATGCGCAGATCAAAAAGGCATCCACCGAAAACCCGGCAATTAAAAAGCTATGGGATCAGACTGTTGCCGAGTACCGCGACATTGCAAAAACGGCCAAGCTGACCCCGGCCCAAGCTGACCGCCTCTATGCAGAAGAGATGCTTGGCACCCTGGCGCAGCGCAAGATCAACTGGGCCACGAAGGGCTGGAACCGGATACTGCGCGCGCTGAAGCGCCTGGCCGTCAGGGTGGGGCTGATCAAGCATACCGATGGGCCTGCCGAGCTGATCAAAGCTGTTGAATATATCGCCGACGCCTTCGCCAAAGGGCGCCGTGCCCGGGCTCGCAACCTGACGACTGACGTGCGTGCCGAAGACGCCGACCTGCCGGCCTTCCGTATGGCATCAACTGCTCAAGGTGCTGCACAGGCGCGCGAAGCGCTTGATCGGGCTCTTGGCCGCGCCAAGCTGGACCCCACCGACCCCTTTGCTGCGGAGAATCGCCGCCTGCGCGAAGAGGATCGGCCGATCTGGGATAAAGCCAAGAAGATATTCGCCAGGCAGTTTGCGCCTGGTGGCCTGCTGCCGGGCGATGTTTTCTCAGAGAAGATCAAGCGCGACAGCGAGTTTGAGGCCGTTGAATTCGACGTGCGGCACATGGTGGGCGCGCTGGAAAAGGCTGTGCAGGGCGACTATGGTCTGGCCGCGAACAAGCTGACTGAGGAACAAATGCGCAGCCTGAGTGAGGCGCTGGCTGGCAAGGTGGACGATTCACTGCCGACCAACACCAGGGCCGGCATCGTGGCCATGCGGCAATACATCGATTCCCTGTCGTCTGAATATATCAGCATCCTCAAGCAACAAACGGCTGACCGCCTGAAGGGCGCCGACCAGGGCTTGATCGACAAGATCACTGGCAACCTGGGCAGGTACGTGCACCGCTCCTACCAGGCATATGACGACCCGAAGTGGTTCAAACAGGTGCCGGTGCCGGTGCTGAATAGTGCGCGAAACTATCTGGCTGCAGGTTACCGACGGAGCGGGGAGAGTAGCGCAGAGGCAGCGCGCCTAGCTGATGTGGCAATCAATGAGATTCTGAAGAGCGGCACCGCCTACGATTCGATGGAGAGCTTCATTGCCGAGGGCAAGCTGGGCGCCAAAGACCTAAGTGTAATGATGAAGCGCAAGGATGTGGCGCCGCAGATCCGTGCACTGCTGGGCGAGTACGCTGACCCACGTGTGAACTTTGCCAAGTCCGCCACAAAGATGGGACGGTTGATTTGGAACCAGCGATTTCTCGATCGCGTGCGTGAAGTGGGTATGGGCAGCTTTCTGTTTGAGGGCAAGAACCGGCCGGCTGATGCCACAACCCAGATCGCTGGCGAGCAGTCTGATACCTATTCACCACTTAACGGGCTTTGGACATTTCCGGAAGTGGCGCAGTCATTCAAAGATGCACTTGGCAAGCAGCAAATGGGCGACTTATACCGGACCGTCGTTAGAGCAAACGGGCTGGTTAAGTACGGCAAAACGGTTCTTAGTCCGACCACAGCGATGCGTAACTGGCAGTCGGCTATGTTCTTCAGCTTGGCGAACGGCCATTTCAATATGAAGCACATGCGCAAGAGTATGGCCGCCTTTCGCGAACAGGTATCGCAGAGCGCGACTGGGCAGGACTTGGCGTATCTGCGAAAGCTGAAGCAGCTTGGCGTGGTCTACGACAGCCCTTATGCGGGTGAAATGATGCGTTTGCTAGAAGATGCTCGCATGGATGAGCTGTTGTCGGGTAAGAAGGGCAAGGCCATGGATATCTTTCGCAAAGCGAACCAGGCTGCCCAAGGCTTCTATACCTTTGGTGATGACTTCTGGAAGATTATTGGTTTTGAGAACGAGAAGGCTAGCCTGATAGATGCGGGCATTGCTGAAGCCGATGCAGAGAAAATGGCCGCTGAGCGTATCCGCAACACCTACCCCACGTATTCAATGGTGGGCCGAGGCATGCGGTGGTTATCACGCTTCCCGCTGGCGGGTACCTTTGTAAGCTTCCCGTCAGAGATTGTGCGCACCAGCGCTAATATGATGCGAACCACAGCTTCTGACTTGAAGAGCGAAAACCCAAAAATACGGGCTTTGGGGCGCAAGCGCGCAGCTGGCATGGCCATGGTGTCTGCCGGTTTCTACGCATTGTCAGCCATGACGGCGGCGGCCTTGGGCGTGGATGATGATGAAGAGGAGGCCATTCGTGACCTTGGACCACCTTGGCAGGACAACTCTACCTTTATGTACCTGGGGCGCGACCCTGACGGGAAGTTGCGTTATGTTGACCTGAGCTTTCTTGATCCCTACGGATTTTGGAAACGCCCTGTTACCGCGATGATGCGCAACCAGTCTTGGGAGGATTCTGCAAAGAGCGGCGTGGCGGATTTGCTGACGCCGTTCCTAGGTGGCGACATTACTGCTCAGTCTATTTTTGAGGTGATGTCGAACAAGAAGTCTTCTGGCGGACAGGTTTACAAAGAGAATGGCGAACCGCTAGACCAGCTGGCCGACATCACTAATCACATTCGCAAGACCATTCAGCCCGGATTTGTAAGCAACGCAGAGCGTTTTGTGCAAGCCGCCAGAGGGCAGAGGCGAGAATCGACCGGCCAGCCATACAGCGTGAGAGACGAAGTGTCAGCGCTGCTGGGGTGGCGCGCATCTACTCTCGACGCCCGAACCGGACTCTATTACCGCAGCTTCGACTTCAATGAGGCGCTCACCGACGCACGCGGGTCATTGTCGCGAGTGTTGCGCAGCGCAAATAATGTGAGCAGTGATGATATCCGTAAGGCGAAGGAGGGCGCTGACCGCCAGTACGCCAAAGCCTTCAACGATATGGCAAAGCTAGTGAGCGCGGCAGAAAACGCCGGCATGACGCGGCGTGAACTGTTGCAGACATTGACACTGGGCGGTGTATCTCGCAAGAACGCCTTTGCATTGCTGCGCGGGTCGCCACCTGCCATGACCATTACTCCGCAGGCGCAAAGCAGGGCTGTTCGTCAGGCGCGAGTCAACCAAGGCGCAGAGCAATCAAGAGTGGTGGCCAGCCGGTTCAGAGAGGCGAGGACTTTGTAACGATGGGCAAAGAAAACCCCGCGCAGGGCGGGGCGATCTAGTCAGGCTGGAAGCGGGCTGCGGTTCACTACGTAGTTTTGCGGCTCTTCAATCGTGTTGCCAAGGTTGTGCACCAAACCTCTGAACGCTTCAAACTTGTTGCGATAGGTGCGGAACTCCCACCATGCGGCCTCTACTGCGTATCCGTTGCGGCTCAGCTCTGACAAGATCAGCTCACAGAAGGAGCTGCGCGGGCTGCTCAAATCCTCCAGCGTGACTTTCAGGGTCTCGTGATTGTCGTTGTACGGCGACAACATCCCAGGGCGGCGACAAGTCAGCGCATCCAGCGGGTAGTGAATGTTCAGCGGAGGTTTCGGCGCCGCTGGCTTTTCCTTGCCGAGCCATTCGCCTTCAATCGCATAAGCTGCAATGAAGTTGCGCGCGCTGTCCATTTGCTCTGCCGGGATATCCTGAGCCGATACCACGCTGAAAGCCTTATGCACCTGGGACCAAACATGCATGGTGGCGCGTTTGCGTGCTGGTGCCGGCAGATGGCGAACTTTCCCATTCAGGATCGCGCCCAGGCAGTGAAAACCGTCGGTGCCGATAGTCTGGCCTACCAGAGTAAACATCTGGTTGCTGCGATCCTCATAGCGGCCGTGCTTGCGGATGGCTGGCAGGACTTCGGCAGTTACCCACTTTTTGAAGCGCTTTGCTTCGGCTTTGCGACTGCGCAGGATTGCCGAGTAAAGGCCTGACTCGTTGATGGTAGTCATTTCCTGATCTCCAGAGGGGGTACGCACAATCTGCGTACCCCTCTCGTCATCGTCCAGATTACGAGACATGTCAGCTGCCATACGATAATTCAGAGCGCTTGCAACATCCGCAGCGACAAACCAAGGCTGGTCGTCGATTAACAGGGTGCGCACTTCGCGCTCTTCAAAACTGAAGGGGATGACATTAGATACGGCTGTGCTATTCTTTCTCATGAAATTGTTCTCCGCGAACGTTTCGTTTTGAAAGCCCTAAGCGTTCCAGCGCTTGGGGCTTTTTTATGCGTGTTTGGCTTGCTTATCTCTTTCCATCGCCTCTTTCAGGGTCTTGGAAATCAGCCAGTTCTGGCTGCGCTCTTCTTTCTTTGCTTTGCTCTCAAGCCATTGCTTGATAGCTGGGTCAACCCGCAGCACCAGTTGACTCATGTCGCGCACTCTCATAACGCCTCCTCGTGTAAACAAAGCACCGTGCTTTGATTTATTTAAGCACCGCGCTTTATTGCTGTCAACATCACCGTGCTGCATTATTCGCACATGAGCAGATCAGACCCCCAAGTAAATTTCCGCATCCCGGCAGAGCTGAAGGCCAGGCTAGAGGCCGCCGCCGCAATCAATAAGCGTTCAATTACAGCCGAGCTCGTTGACCGCCTCGAAGAGACCTTTGAGATTGAGCGCGAGCTCGAATCTATCGCGCCAGGCTCAAGCCTTTCAGGCGTGGGCGCATGGCTGGGTGAACTGGTGGAGGAAGTAGAGGATTTGCGTGCGGAGGTGCGAGGCACATACCACACTGAAGGTCTAGCTGTGCACCTGGAGCAGCTTGAGCGGGTTCAGGGTGAGTTGGGCGCGAAAATGGACGGCGCAGTTAAAGTGATTACTGAAATGTTGGCAAGGGTTGGGAAGTAGCGCCAGTTACAGAGGTTAAAAACAAAAAGGGATTTACGAATGGACTCACGCATCTCTCCATTATTTGCCGCACGCGGTCACCGGATAGAGCTAAGCATGGCTGCCAGGCTTTGCATGATCGCTGAGGATATTCTGCAGGAGACACCCGGCCGATCAGCTCATGTTGATGACATCGCAGCGCAAGCTATTGCGAAGAACATGAATCTGGGGCTGACGCAGGAAGAGTTTAAGCAAAAGGTGAATAACGCCCTTGCTGCTGAGTCGAAGCGCAAAGGCGCCCTTTTCTCAAAGGTGAATTACAAGAAGGCCGGCAGAACTGTAGCCAAGCGCGGATGGTACCGAATTAAAAGCGTGCCGTCTTCGAGGACAGTGGCGGCCCTGCCGCCGGTTCAGACGAACAGCATCTACTTCGGAAAGTTTGGTGAGTATGCAGTTATATCTGAGCTTTTATATTGGGGCTTTAATGCTTCGCCTATGATTGTCGATCAAGGCATCGATGTTGTTGCCGAGAAGGACAACAAATACTTCTATCTTCAAGTTAAGGCGGCTTGCGAGAACGATGGGGCATGGAAGTTTGCTATTAAGCGGACAAGCTTTGATGCCAACCACAGCAGCATGATGTATTACATTTTTGTCTTGCGCAGCGCGACCGAAACACGCAATACCTACGTCGTTGTGCCATCCACACACATAGATACTTTATTAAAAAGCCGGTCGATTAAGGGCGACTCTTCTGCATTGTCTATCCGTATTACCCGGGATGCTAAGGCCAAGTCATGGCGGTTTAATAACACCGACTGCTCCATGTTCGTGAACGCCTTCAACCAACTGCTCTGAATTGACGCAGGCTAGAACCAAGAAGCCCGCCAAGCGCGGGTTTTTGCGTTTAGATGGCAAGCTTCCGCCAGGTTGACGGCGGCATCCAGTCACATAGCGTGCAGGGAAATTGCAGGAGCATGCTATGGACGCCCCGATTATCGACCTTTGTTTCCAAAAGGGCAAAACCCTCGACTTCGCGCTTCAGTATGCCAGCGAGAAGTTCGCCTACGTGCCAATCACTGGTGTGCCCTCCCTGGCGCCGGTTCGGCTGACCGTTGTTGGTCATGGTTTGCCCGACGGCTGGCCGTTTGACGTCGAGTCCGTGAAAAAGCCCAGCGACCTCAATGGTGAAAACTATATTGCGACCGTGATTGATGACGACACGGTGGAGATTAATGACCTGGTCGGCAGCAGCTGGCGTCATATGTGGTCGGCCGGCGGAGTCGTGAAGTACCTGATCCCGCAGGACATTACCGGCTGGTCTGCGCGTGCGATGTTCCGTCGAAACATTCACGACAATAGCCCGGTGCTTACCTTTCACTCTGATGGCGGCGAAAATCCTGACGGGCAGTTCGTCGTCGATCCATCAGAGCACAGTTTCACTCTGCTATTACCCGAGTCTGTGTCCAAGAGCCTAAAGCCAATGTGCGGCGTTTGGGACGCTGAGGTTATTGATCCTAATGGCGCGGTGTACGCGCTGGTTGGTTTAAGCCCCTTTGAAATTACCGACGAGGCAACACGATGAGCGGCATTCCGGTTGTTCGTAACGGCCCCAAGAAGCAGGTGGTCAAGGTCGGCTTTAGAGGTCGCGTCGGTGCGAAGGTAATCGGCTCTACCTACGACGAAGACGGCCGGCTGATCATGACGCTGGATGACGGCTCGACTGTCGATGGCGGGATCAATGAGGCGTTTGTTGATCTGCAGGATGAGGTGGGGCAGAAGGTGGACCAGTCCACACTCGACAGCTTTGCCAGTGAAGTGACCGGGGCGTTTGAGCAACTGGGTACCGCCTCGGCTTCTGATGTTGGTGCGGGTGATGACCAGTTGCCGACGAATAGTGCTGTGGATGTGAAAATATTTGATGTTGCTGGGATAGATGAAATCAAGATCCTAGCTGGGGAGCTGGACCCTGACAGGATCGAAGCTGCTAGAGACGCCGATGGCGAGCTTCGAGTTATGAAGGTCATCGGCCATTCCGGCACAGTGTATTACGGCGCGGAAGCGCCGTTAGTGTCGCCCGGTCCAACTGAATTTATTCTGTTTCTCACGGGCGGCCAATCCAACATGCAGGGCGTTGGAAGCTCCGCTCTTTCGGTATCTGTGCCAAGCGGGGTTGCCTATCAGTATTACTCTGGAGAGTTGGACGCTGTTCTCGGGGACCCGGTAGGCAATGCTTCTACCGGGTCATGCTTGCCGGCATTCGCCCTTGAGTTCTACCGTCGAACCGGCTTGGGCGTGATCTTTGTTCCTTCGGCGGTAGGTAGTGCCGGCCTAACAGCGGCCGCGTCGGCTCCTGCGGCGGGAGGTAATGGGTTGAACTGGAGTTCGACCGGGACGCTACGCGGAATCGCTGTAGATAACGTAAATGCAGCAATAGCGGCGGCGGAGTCCGCCGGCTTGGCGTACCGCTTCGGCGGGGTTCTGTGGTCTCAAGGCGAGCGGGACGCTAGATGCCTGCCATCGGCCGGCGGGCAAATAACGGAGCAAGATTATATCGACGAGTACCAGCTGCTGCGCGCTTACTTTGACTCTGCTTTCGGCGGTAGTAAATGGCCGTGGATTATGTCGCAAACCGGCGGGGACGCAGAAGGTATCGACGCCGCGGGCCTGGCTGATATGCGAGAGTTGCAGCGTCAGATGGTGCAAACCCAGCCCAATTTATATTTTGGCTGGACAGGGGCTTACAATTTGATCGCTCGCGATGAAATGCGGGACAAAGACTTCCCTGGCGGGACTTCTAGTCAGAATCGGTCGCACTACTCGCAGCAGGGTTATAACGAAATGGGCAAAGCGATGGCTGTGGTTGCCGCATCCGTCTCAATTGGTTCTGCATGAGGACTCAGGCATGAAGCATCTTGCTATCTTGCGTGGTGTGGTGCCGCGCGATACCTATGCACCGTTATTCAACGAAGTGTTCCCATCGCTTGTTCATCCAGACAGGCGGACGATTGTCGACACGTTCGACGGGGGGGCTGGGGGGGCTATTACCGGACGGGTGATCCAAGGAACCGCGCTAGCGTGGGCTGGATCGAACATACTCGTTATGCCCGGAGGCTACGTGGTCGGCAACAACTCGGCCACTAGCTTTCTGCCCAGTAGGGCGGTTTTCGATACCGGAGAAGACGCTGCAGATGGCGAGTGGGGTTGCACAGTAGAGCACGTCGCTGGCGGCTCAGGCGAATCGTTGGGCGTAATATTCCGCGACAGCGCGGAGTCAGCGGGTACAGGATTCATTGCGAGAATATCAACCCAGTCGCAGCTTGTTGCGCTCTCTCGGCGAAACGGCGCGACATATACGACTGTAGCAACGGCGCCCCTGCCTACCAATCCCGGCGACGTGCATTCACTGCGAGCAGTGGCGGATGGTGAAAATATCGACGTCTATGTAGACGGCGAACATCGCATTTCGCATGTTACTGCGGAGCTTGGGGAGGGGAATACGCAGGTCGGCATATTCTGCATGGCCAGATACAGTCGTGTGCTTGAGTTCATGGGGGGAACGATTTGATCAGATGGTTTGCCGGTACTGCAAACATCACCGGCGGTCTGAAGAGCGGAACATGCCCGCATCCGTGCGGAGCAAAGTGATACTGCCGGCACCGGCCTGAGCTGTCACCGGTAACCAATCAAAAGTGCTGCCCATTTCACATACCGCCCCTGGGCGGTTTTTTTGTGCCTGCATTTCAGGAGTACCCATGCAATCAAAGACCCTATTCATCAGCGCCGGCCACTCGGACGCTGACCCCGGCGCCGTGGGTAACGGCCATACCGAGGCCAGCATTGTGCTGGAGTTCCGCGACCTCCTGGCCGAAGCATTACGCGCGCGGGGGGTTGAGTTCAGCAGAGACGGTGAGCAGGGCCAGAACCTGCCGCTGGCGAAGGCGTGCAAGGCGGCGGCAGAGCACGACATTGCCCTGGAGTTCCACTGCAACGCATTCCACAAGCCAGCGGCCACGGGCGTGGAGACGCTGAGCTGGCCGGGCGATATGGATCTGGGTTTGCGCTTGTGCAAAACCATCAGCGAGACCCTGGGCATCAACAACCGCGGGGCGAAGGGCGAGGCGAGCGGCCAGCACAGTCGCTTGGCGTTCGTGAGCCGGGGCGGCGGCATCATCGTTGAGCTGTTTTTTATCAGCAACCTGGATGACGTGGCCAAGTACCAGCGTTGGAAGCTGCAGTTGGCCGAGGTGCTGGCCGATCTGCTGGCTGAAGAGGTGAGCCATGATTGATAAAGCGCGACTGGTGGCCTATGCGGCAGTGGCCGCCATGTCCCTTGGTACCGGCTGGCAGTTGCACGCCTGGAAGGTGGCGTATGACCTCGAGCGTGACCGAATTGCGCAGAAAGCCGCCGACGCCCTGGTGCGTGAGATATCCGGCAAGACACTTGATCAGATCGCCGGCATTCGCATCGAGAACAAAACCATTTACCAGCAAGGCCGCACGGAGGTGCTGCGTGAAACTATCTATCGTGACTGTGTGCTGCCTGATTCTGGTCGCCGGCTGCTCGAGTCAGCCAGGGAGAATTGA